CCTTATAGAAATGTCAATAGAAAGAATATATTGGCATTATGGCTATATGGTGGCCTTAATGGATGCCCTTCGTCTGATGGAAAAAACTAAAATACAACAAAATTAGTTTTCACATCCAGACACTGGGATAAAAAGATATGTGCAGATTGTTTGATTGATTTACAAGATCGACTTGAAGGGCACTATGTTTCTACACCAACCAATAATAATAACGTAAAGGAGAAAATGTCATGTCTACTTCTTGTTCCCGTTGTCATAGGACTTTGAAAAACCCTATTTATGTAGCAATAGGGATGGGCAAGGTTTGCCTTGCAAAGTCTCAAGCTGAATCGGAAAAACAACAATCATTATATGATCCTGAGTTATTGCCGGGCAATCCTCTCAAAGTTGGAGTGATCATTAAACGGTTTCCGAACGGTAAACTGGCTACGAATATTGAACGCAGAGTAATTCAACATTCAGTCACAGGATTCGAGATCGGCTATGCTGGTAGTGGTCCCGCAGACTTCGCTTTAAATATTCTGAATATATTCCTACCGATTACTAATAAAGATGATGAATCTATTTGCTACGAAGGAACGAAATGTTCTAAACGTGCATATTCTCTTCATCAGCAATTCAAGGAACAATTTCTTGCCAGCCAAGAACAGGATAAAAAATGTCGGAACAAAAACGGATACGTAATTCCGGTGAATGTGATCAAACGATGGATTGAAAAAAATAAATGGGTAAAATAAAACCATACCGAGTCCGATTAAGCCGGGAAAAAGGATGGCGAATGCCTGAGAATACTGTCAAGGTTGATAGAAGTACTCACTTAGGTAATCCATTCATAGTAGGAGTGCACGGCAATATCGATGAATGTATTAAGATGTTTAAAACATTATTAACTGGTTATATATGTTATTCAGTTGATAAAGAGTGTATAGATCGCCAGAGAAGATTTTTACAATATCTTCAACTTCATAAAGAAGAACTTAGAGGCAAAAATCTTGCCTGCTGGTGTAAGATTTGTGGTTCTAATAAAAAGCATATATCTTGCCATGCAGACATTTTGTTAAATTTTATAAATAAGTAATCAGATACATGGAGTGATAATTGAAAGTATTAAAACCATACGAAAGATTAGAAGATCATACACACAGAAAATGCTCTCATTGTAAAGCGGTAAAACCATTAAAAGAATTTAGAAAATATAAATCAAAAACGAAAAGAGGATGGGCGTACTACGTTATTTGTAAGCCTTGTGTAAAAAAATATATACATAATTATTCTATTTCTAATCGAGAAAGACGAAACAAAAGATTACGTATATGGAGGAAAAAAAATCCAGAAAGAGCAAAGTTAATGGATCATCGTCGACATTATAAAAATACTTATGGGTTGACGATAGAACAAGTTGAAAAAATGATAGCGAAATATAATGGCTGTTGTTATATATGTCGTCGTAAATTATGGAAATATTCTATAGATCATGATCATAAAACAGGAAAAGTAAGGGGTATTTTATGCTATCCATGTAATGGGTTTCTTGGCAGTATTAACGATGATATTAAAATACTCAAATACATAATTAAATACCTCAAAGGGAAAAGCGAATGATTGAATATCCAGTTATAACTCTATGGCAACCCTGGACAAGCTGGATCGCGGAGGGATGGAAAACAATAGAGACAAGAACACACCGAAAATTTTCATGTCTTGTTGGACGGCGAATACTTATTCATGCAGGATCCCATTGGGACAGAAATGCTATAGATTCAGCCAGAAATTATTTAACCCCAGAACAATTAGCAAGAACATCGGAATTTTATGGAGTATTTGGGAAAATACTATGCTCTGCTTGGGTAAACGGTCATTTGGAATGTTTTGAAGAAGACGAGAAGAAAGCATTAATAGAATGCCGGAGTATAAGAAGATACGGTTTATGGTTATCTGATATAAAAAAGATCGAACCGCCGATATTAACAAAAGGTAAGCAAGGTATTTGGTATTACACTTCTGACAAGGAATTATAATGTCTGATAAACGAAATATATTTGAAGATGATAAAAAGCTAATGCACCTGTGTGAAGATTTTTTGCATCAATTAATTACATTGAAGAAATTAGCCGAAAAAGACCCTGAGCAATATCCAACAGCTACAAAATTAATATCCATCTTGAGATACGAAGGTGATCCAGAACCATTGACGATGGAAGAGTATTTGCAGCTCCAGGATTTTATTGGGGATCCAGAAAGCGGACGATCTGATTATGCTGATTGGAAGCTCGCGTTAATAAAAGATTCCGCTGAATCGTTTATCGACGAACACGGGATGCCAAAAAATATATTATTCGACAGTGGAATGGAGAACTGATATGGAAATATTTATAATAATATTGATGACCATGTGTTTACTATTGGGAATTATTTGTAGTTACGAAAGTATATTAGGAATGTTCGGCTGGTTTTTTTGTATTGTTCTATTGATAAAATATTTATTAGCAGACATTCTTAATCATATAACCCAAAAAGAAGAAGAACAAGAAAATAATATAATCAATAAAATAAATAAGGAGCTAAAAAATGAACAAGGTAGAACTCATTAACGGATTTGTATTAATTAGACCAGTTGATAAAGAAAGTTACAAGCCAGCGTCCGGCACTACGATTTTGGTAAAGGAGGAAAGCAAGTGGAATAACTATGTAAAAGGTGAAGTAGTCCGCGTTAGTCCATATCATTATGTAGAAGGGGTTAAACATCCGGTGGATATAAAGGTAGGTGATGTAGTATTATACAAACGAACGATCACGGTCCCGGCGAGAGACGAGGTATGGTTTGATGGTGAAACATTGGTCATAAAAGAAGTAAAGGATATAATTGGAGTTATGAGGATAGAATAGTTATTAGTATCTATGTAAAAACGTGTGATTAATAAAGAAAAGATGAGCAATCGTCCGAATGTGAAGATAGACAACCAAGAAGGAATACGTGCGCGGTGTATTGACTTCCCATTCTTATTCTGTTATCCAAGTGATTTTATAGAATGCGAAGGATGTGAAAGGTTCAATAGGAATCTAATATGGAACGCTACGAAGAAACACAAGCATGGATTAACAAATTACTCCGGGAAGGGTTGATAACCAGAGAAGAAGCGGAGGCGTATTTCAAGAATCAATTAGCACCGGAGTAATGATGAGCGATAATGATAAAAAAGCAATACTGTTTCTGTTTCTGGGTTATAATTTTACTTGATATTATATTTGATAAAGACTAACAGCACCGGAGTAAAAGAGAATGATATGGATGATAAAGAATTAATAGAACTTATGAAGGGGCATTATCTCGGCGATTTTATAGATTGGTATGACAATTGTCTTGATGCCAAAGATGATGAATCATTGTGGAAAGCAATAAAGAAATATTTTAAAGACGTATTACTTTAAAGGACTAAGACAATGGACTCGGTTAAATCAGCGATAGAAACATTGAATATAGAATTATATAAACAAATAGATACTTTCAAAAAAGTAAGACGAATTATGAGCGAAAATTGTATAGGTATTCCAACAGTAGAAGAAGAGAAAATTATTGCCGAACATCGTCTTGCAATCAAAGTGTTGGAAGAGTATGAGAAAGGAAAATAAAATGGACTACGAGAAGCAATACGTAGAAGAGACAGGGGATAAGAAACCGGTTCTTGATGATTATCAAGGAGCAGGTGGATTAGCAAAATATAATTTTCCATGTGCCTATTGTAAACACGAAAAAGGTGGTAATTGTCCATTTATTATGGGTGATGCAAATTGTAGAAACAGGTTTGAATTTGACAAGGATAATTCTTGAGGAGTTATGACAATGGAACTAAGAAAAGAGTTTGAGAAATTAACTGATTTGTCAGAGGGTATTATTGGTAATTTAGAATGTGATCATGTAGTGAAAAATAGATTTAGATTGGGTGCGATTGGTGCCGACAATATTGAAAGAGCATTTAAACTTGCTATCAAACTAAGAGACAATCTTAATACTCTTGAGCAACAACTCTCCCAGCAAGAGGAAGAAAAAATCAACTGTCGTTATTATGCGTGGTTATCCACACAGGGAGCAAATAGACAATTATTTGATGGAGCGTTATACGCCGGAGAGGTTAAAGAGCTTCCCCTGAAATACAAACCATACTTAACAGATAATCCTGATAATAAACAATATGTAGTTTTAACTCGGCATTTTTCCCAGCAAGAGACAGAGGAGGGATTTAATAAATTTAGAGATGACAGAATATCATCACTATACTTTGAGAAGCAAGTATCAATAACTAAAAGCGCACTTGAATGGTTACTCAGGGCAGCAATGGATTCAGTCTTCTCTAACTACAAACTAATCAAAAGGTGATGAGATGGGACGATATATTGTTTATAATGATGATGAAGTGAGCAGTTATTCTAATTGGGACACTGCAAAAAAAGATGCCAGTGATCTGACAGATGTTAATTGTCCTTTTTATGCTGTCCGCATTCTCACCGCAGAAGAAGAGAAGGAATTAGAAGGCTGGCATAATCTTGTTGTTGGATTAGAAAAGATACTTGGATTAAAAGATACCGCCGAATCTGCTTTAATGAGTAATTTACCCAACATTCTTAGAGACATGAAAGTTGAACTTGATTCTAAGAAGGAATTTGCTTGGAAGCAATTTATTACTGGATGGCAACAAGCGAAACTGGGTAGTGTTAATGCTGAATCAATCTTTAAAAAACTCTGGAAGGAGCAATCATGAAAACCATAATAACAATACTTTTAACCCTGTGTATGTTTGGTAGTTTGCAGGGGCAAGGTAGATTTGAAAAAATCATGGAAGAAGCTGCAAAGAAAACTGATATGGAGCTATTGGGAATAGGCAAATTGGCCGATGTGCGTGGGGTGCAAGATGCGATTGAACAACAACAAGATAATTTCGATAAAGCTGTGGGTGAAAGTTTTCTCCGCCTCTGGGACAGATATGCGGGGGAGCTTTATTCGCAAGTAGATACTATCTGGGTTCCTGTTTTCGGATATTTTCAAAACGATAGCTCTGGCGGTTGGTCAAGAAATCTTCTTGAAAAGAACACGGAAAGCCGAGTAATAAAAACTATAACCCCAACAAAAATCCGGCAAGAAGAAGGATTAATTATCTTACCACGTAAATTAGAGTTTGATATTTATTTTATCGAATGGTTAAAGAAACAATGACCGGAGCGAGTGAATAGAATGAATGCCGTTACTTCAGCAGGGAATCCAAGATACAATACCTCGTCTGACATTCGGACTTGGCTGTTCACCCGCTCTTTAATTTAAGGAGTGGAAATGAGAAACGACGTAGAGAAAGTTCTTTGTGCGGCGATACATTTAGATGATGGAATAAAATATACCCATCAGCCAATAAATATTAATACTGGATTTATAGTTGCTGGATTACGACATCATAATTGTGGCTATACTGTTTATGCGCTTACTGGAGATATAAAGAAACGATTACAATACAAACAAAAACAAGGATTCCTAACCACACATCATAGATTTTTAAATCGTAACGAGGCATATATTCTTGCCCGTTCTACTGGACAGATTAATAATTTACATGGACGAAAAGAATTGGCAAGTGAAGACCTTTATTAATTTAAAGAGTGGAAAGATAAACCATAAGGAAAAATGAAATGGATAACAAACAAATCAAAGCCACAATAATTGCGACAGGCGAAACTATAGAGGTGTATAGATTATCGAACGGCAATTATTATGATGCAAATGCAATATCAAACAACAAACAACCTTCGGCAAAGAAGGCAAACAAGAAAGAGTTTGCAAAAAGCGAACTTTCATTTTAATACAGTTTGAAAAACATCAGTCAGAAGGAGAAGTCAGATGTCCAAAAATAAGCCACCTTCCAGCAAAAGAAAGATAACGGAATTGCATAGAAAAATAGATAAAGAGAAAAAAGCAAAAAATGAAATATACACCATTGCGAGTAATGCGCTTAAAAACTACATTCATGTATGCGACATAGCGGGGAAGATTCTCGATGATATGGAGGGAGCTTATCGAGAAGAGATTCAATCTCATATAAGATATGAATCTCAGATTCTTGAGAGATACAGGGAATTTATTAACAAAGAAAGATATTTGACAACTATCAGTTTCCGGGAATACCTGGAAAGAAGATTATCTGGCAAGTTCTTGACTATAATCATAGCCAAATTATTCAAAAATTCTTATCAAGCGAGATTCAGCCATGAATGGGAGCTATTTGAGGGATTAGCTAAGTATTACAATGCTCACAACTTGCCTGTTAACCGACATAAAGAGATCCGGCGATTCCACATTATCCAGGACATTATATCGGATGTAAAATTAACAGAGGAAGTTATGTGCCATAAATATGACTTGCAAAAAGCTGAATTAATGACTATAATTGAAGAAATCCGGAAAGAACTCAGGGGATTGATAATCGAATAAGAGGTGAAAAATGGAAAAAGAATCCTCTCCCATCCCGATGAACCCTATCGCTATTCTTGATACAATTGCAAAGGCGAACCAGGCTTACTTGGAATTCCACGAAAAGAATAAAGAAGTATCGGATAAATACAAAGAAGATTCTAAGAAGTTTGATGAAATTCAAATGTCGATAGATAATTTATTAGCTTATATCGTCGACGAAGTGCCGATGGCTAAACAAGAAATAGGGAGGGATATATTCTTACCTAATCAGCGAATACCAGCTTTCTACTTGAGACGTGCAGGTCAAACAGACGTACCGAGAATGATCAAAAACTTGCGAAGATTGCAGTTTACAAATTATGGAGTGCCGGCAAGCAGACAACAGTTTGGGAAAGAGGTGGGGTTAACATTTGTATTCAGGGATCCGACCAAGCAACCAACAAAAGAAGAGAAAAAGATATTAGTAGATTGGGAGATCAAGCTCATAGATCGATTCTTTTTTCCCGCTGGTGAAAGTGAACCATCGTTGATAAAATTTTTAGGCAATTGTTACGAAGATTTTTTCGATTTAGACGATATAACAACGGAAACCATTCGAGACAGTTTAAATAATCCAATTGGTTTACAGATTCAAGACCCGACGATATGGTTTCCTACAGCATCGAAAGTCAAGCAGTTACCTATGCGATATGATGATGATATGATTTTTGATGATAATTATAAAGAGTTAAAAGTAGAGGAAGCGCGATATGATTATATACAGATGTTAAACGGGAAAAAGATATTGGGAGCGAACAAGGACCGGATAAACAAAGAGCACTTCTTTACTCGATCAGACTGGTATAACTGGAGACGCGGATACGGAATAGTTGAGCAAGCATTGAGCACGGTGGCAACGGTGATGAATGCATTTACCTACAATCAGAGTCAGTTTACGAGGAATAAAACTCCGCATGGTTTACTTGCTTTATCTGGCGAGGGAATGAATTCTCAGGTTATAGTTGAGAAATTCAAGAGAATTCTCTGGGCATCCATGACTGGAGTAGGAGACAAATATAAAATACCAATTGTAGGATTGCCGAAAGACGGGAAAGCGGATTGGGTAAGTATCTATGGAAGCCCGAAAGAACTTGAATTTTATACTGGGATATCATTATACAATACGATTATCTATGCACTATCCGGCACGAATCCGAACGAAAGTGGTATGCCATCGTTAAAAGATGCGATGAAGAAAAGCACATTGCAGGAACCGTCGCAGGATGGAATATTTGAACAATCGAAGGATAATGGATTAAACACATTTCTTATTCATGTCCAGGAAGGCGTTCTCAACCAGACTAATGCTGAAAACAAGAATATTTGGGAAGAGATAACAGGGCTTCCAATTAAAGCACAATTCAGGGGTTTAGCTTCCGAGAATTTAGAGCGCAAGTATAAGGTGAACAAGCAGAGATTGGAACTCACGGCAACGATGAATGAGTTGTTGACAGAAGAGGGAAAGCCTAAGCAGAAAAGTGGGATACTCGTGAATGGTAAAGATTTATTTGATCTGCCAGGTGTAGGGAGCAATACTTTTGGACAATTTTATAAAGGACAAATCCAGCAGGACCAGCAAGAACAACAAATGCAGGAACAGCAGCAATTAATGCAACAACAGCAAGCTGAAGGCGGGCAAGGTGAGCAAGCACCGGAATTGTCGGAAGCGGATAAAAGCCTTATTCAGCAATACGGACAACCAGAATAATTAGAATATTACAGGGACAAATATAATGCCTGAAAACGAACAGCCAGAACGTGAATGGCAGGATTTTTTGAAAGCCTGTAAATGTAAATCGGAAGAAGAGTTGAATGATAAGTTGCAGCAAACCTTCTTGATAATGGATGTTGAAAACATCATTAATCCACCGAAACCAGAAGGGCATTGTATTTTATGCGGAAGACCGACAACAAATTATGATTACTGTTATGGATGCAAGAAGCATGTATGCCAAGAATGCACACAAAACTACGAGGATCCACGAGGGAAGCATCATTTTGAAGATCATCAAAGAACATTGAGGAAGGATTTATTATGACATCGATCGAGAAATTAATTGAAAAGCTGGAAAAGCTGGAGATTAAAGACGGGAACGTATGTATTTTGAGGTATGAGACTCCAATAGATAAAACTATAATAAGAGATTTCCAGGTGCATTTATCCCGCGAACTAAGTAGAACAGGAACAAAGATACCCAAATGTATTTTTTTAGTATTGCCTAAGAACATGCAAGTTGAGAATCTGGATGAATTACAGATGGACAAGCTGGGCTGGTGCAGGAAGGTAAACATAGAACAAGGCAAGCAAGAATTAAAATGAATAAGAAGGAAGAAAGGACTGGATATGCAGCTATCATTAAGGATATCTAAAAGAATAGCATTTATTACTGCATTGATTGAAGCAATAAAGAACCCGCGTAAGATAGTTAGCAGGACAAGATCAATCAGAGAGTATTCCCCACCGCGATATTATGGTTTAGCCAAAGTAAACCCGATGAAAGATGAAGAAGAATGGTATATAATGCCATTACATTGGTTTGTCAGGCTGGGAATGCGGGTAGATGAAGCCTGGTTTCATTTCCGGCATCAATTAAGCACACATGATCAAGATATTATCGAAGCATACCGTAAAGGTCAAGAAGACGGTAGAACTAAACAGGCGGAATCGATAAAAAGTCTGATAATGAGGAATCACGAATTACGAATGCTAATAACACATATAGAAGATCAAACGCACATTAAAATATAATAAACTGTAATATTTTATATTGTCTTATATTATAGAGTAATATTACAGAACAATTACAGTTTGGAGTAGAAATTGATAGAAAACATCTCAGATATTAAAAATCACATTCTTATTGTATCGATAAAACTGAGCGAAGAAATATACGTTATAAGTTGTGACAATCCGGAGCAACAAGCTGAAGTCTTTGAGACAATAAAATGCACTGGTAAATTGCCAGAGAAATATGATTCCCACCCCGTCGCAGCGGTATTCAAAGCAGTGATTGAAGATCGTTATTTAGACAGGTTGTTAATTAATCATCCATTATCAACTAACATAAATTAAAGGCAGGGAAATGAAAACCATAAATTGTGATTTATGCCAAAGAGAAGTAGAGTCTGTAACTCCCCTACGTCCTGAATACCAGACAGAAACAGTCAAAGAAGTATGTAGTGATTGTCTTAATGAATTAAATAAAATATTAGCAAACATGGATATAGTATATTCTAAGATGCAAGCAAGCTGGTTTAAAAATATTATTAATTCAATCTTTAAGCAAAAGCGGGAGAAATGAGATGAATACGTTCATAACAATATTAGGGAAAGCGATAACCGCAGTGTGGGGAAGTAAAGCCGGGAAGATACTAATACTGATCTTGATCGGAGCGATAGTCATATACGCGGGAAGCAAGGCATGGCTGGATAATCATGATGCTGAGTTGATTGCTGAGAATGATGCAAAATGGATAAAGAAGATAGCGGAGAGTAAAAAAACAACCGTGATCGATACTGCATATAAAATTCAGGAGGATCCGCCAACACATCAGGAGACACAAGCCAGTAACTTGCTAACCCCCGCGCAATCAAATGATTATAATTTAGGAATAGCAAGGTTATTGAACGATTCCCTGATAATTCTATTATTTGAACCCATACAAGCAAAATTTGAAGATAGTTCGAGTATTGATACAGTTAAATACTTTCCGTATGAAAACGGGAGGCTGAGTAGGAGAATAACTCTCGATAAATATCCTAAACCGCAAAGAATTCCGGTTATAACCGTGACAGAAACGAGTATGATATTGAGAGACCCTGAGCCGTATAAAAGGTTTGATTGGTTTAATCCAAAGATTCACGCGGATCTATATCCATTTACGAGCGATGGAATATTAGGTGGATTCTCAGCGTCATTATGCAACTATGGATTGAGCGCGGAAACAAAGGATATGATTTTTTATCTGCCCATGATTGGATTAGCGACAGACACAAAAAACATGCTCACTGGAACGCTGGGAGCGCGGTGGAATATTGCGCACTATACAGGACTATTCCAGGACACTCACTTAATGATCGTGTTTACGACAAAGAAGCAAGTACTAATTGGGATAGGAACTACGTTATAATGCCAGACGAAAAGAAAATAAAGAAGTGCTGTGCAACTTGTAAGCACTGGGATCGAAACCACAAAGAACGAACAAACACGTTAGGCAGTTGGGCGGACTGTTTGTATCCTATCCCGCCGTTACCAGCCTCAACTGGATGTTTCGATAAACTTAATATGCAATCTAAACAGGGGACTCATTGTAGTGTTTGGGAAGAATATATAAAACCAACACTTGAAGGAGCACGTCTATAAAAACTATGATAGGGAAGGGAATCATATTAATAATTGTTTTCTTATTTATTTACTGGATGGTTAAAAGAGTAGTAAAAAGAATCCAGAAAGAGAATGCGATGAGCCGGGAAGTAGAGAATCATATTAACTTAGAGGACGATATATGAGCAATGAGCTATTTATAAAGATAATGTTTACGATAATAGCTGTAATGATAACAGCCGGGACATTGATAATATATGTAACTGACATACTTAACGAAAAGTGGAGAGCCGAGCAAGATAAAGTATGGGAAAAGTACTTGAGTGATACTACCGCAATATACACAGAACCCATATTAGCGGATACGGTTGCCAGATATGTAGACATAACTATCGGCGGTAGAGTATACAAGGTATTGATTACACCGTGAAATTTTTATTCATCATAGGATGCACAGCATTGTTTTTATTTATTCTGTTATTTGATAGTATGAGACCGGGAAAATAAGAGGAGAATAGAGTCTTGGATACAACGACACATAAGGAATTAGTTCAAGTAGCTGTTAGCTGGTTGAGGAATATCATGAGGTGCGGAGTGGTATTCAAAGAATTTAAGACAGCTATTTCAGAGATACCGGACGCGTTTGGGCTGAAAAGCGATTATAGTATACTCATTGAGTGCAAAGCATCTCGTGCAGATTTTTTGTCAGACAGAAGTAAGGTATTCAGACAGTTACCAGATCGTGGAGTGGGAGACTTTAGGCTATACCTATGCAACACGGGGATAATAAAACCAGAAGACTTGCCGGACAAGTGGGGATTATTGTATTATGATCAAATAAGAAATAAAGTAGATCGTATAAAAACGCCGAAAGGAAATGCCTGGTTACATTCGGGGGAACTATTCAGATTTGATAAGAACAAGAGAGCTGAGTACCGATATATGTATAGTGCTCTGAGAAGGATCGTGATACACGGAGACCTGGACTTAATTTACGAACCAATAGATATCAGGAAGGTATACGAAGCAAATGGTAGAGTATAAAGATGTGATATTTCTGGGACCTGAATCATTTGAAAAATCGATTGCTCATTTAGCTGGGGAGCAACATCACTTTATTGAATTGCAAAAGCTGGAGACTCTGCTTTATTCGGAATTCGATTTAAAGACAATGTATGAAGAGCTGATTAAATATGTGAACAAGGAATTCCCGGAAAAGACGGCTAAGAGTATCTCACTGAAGGAACTTCAAAAGATAGACGAGTTTGTAAAGAGCCTTACCCTGAACAAGATCACAAAAATTGAACAGTATATTGTTCGGGCTTTTGTGGTAGGCAACATAATTGAAGAACGACAGGGAAGTATAACGAGTATCATCAAACCGATAGAAATGAATCTCAATCGATTGCCGGAAACAATTAAGAACGCTGTAAAGGAATACAGGTTGACACCGAGACAGATAGAGGCAGTGAATGTCAGCCTGAGCCACAGCGGTCAGCATTTAACATCCGCAACAAACGCAACTATCAATCGAGTGCAGAGTTTAACTACCGATAATATAATAAAAGGCGGTACGAGGAAAGAACTGGCTAATCTTCTGAGAGAGGAATTCACCAGCAAGGATAAAGAGATTAACCGGAATTGGAATCGTGTAGCAATCAATGAAATATCGTATGCGTATAATAACGGATATCTGGCAACAATGAAACCCGGTCAATGGGTGATCGGAGTATCCATGCCGGATAGATGTGATTCTTGCGGAGCACTGATAGACGGTAAAGTATATTATTTCTCAAATGTAACCAACCAGGATATGAAGCATGATGATCTGGATCCTCAGAGTAAGGAATATTCACGCAGGGCATGGTTATCAGAAAATACAGTATGGTTGTATAAAGACAATTATGGGCGGAGCGCAGCAAAGCGGAAGCGGACTGAAGAAGGGCTGAAAGATCGAGAGAGGCATGAAATGAATGTGCCAGCTTGCCCGTTGCATGTGCATTGCCGATGTGTTTGGTCCCGCTTTAATCCCGATTATCAATATGTCGAAAAAGGCGGGATAGTTAAAATGAAAGCGATGAATGAAAAGGAGTGGAAGAAGTTTTATGATACGAAGATCCAACCAATGAAAGAAAAACTAAAAGAATATGGAATAATATAAAAGGAGAAAGCCATGCCAACACCAGACGAAACGAACATCCCTTATAAACCTTCAATTGAAGAAATTGAAAAACTAAAAGATGCTGGGTATCTACTGGAGATCAAGCCAGATGGATCAGTAATGATAAGCGGAGCTACTGTATTAACAAAAGAAACCAAAGACCGTTTATTAAAAATGTCAGCAGATTTAGCAACTGCCTGTTTCAATGCAAAAAATTATAACAAGCAGTTTTCTGCCGAATGGGCAAAGTATGAAATTCCAGATGATACGCCATTTGTGCATCGATGTGATTTTCTCAGGGCGGTGATATTAGAAGTTGGCAAAGATGTTTTATCATTAAAAAAGCATAAAGATATTGATATTGACTCTCCGGAAAAAGTGGAACCTCTTGGAGAGATAATGGCCAACATCATGCTTGCCTACCGTCACCTGGAAGATGCAAGAATGAGAATAGGCAAAGTAATTCAAGCCTATGAAGGCGGGACATCTAAATATGATCGATTTGAATATTGCAATATATGGGTAAACAATATTCCTATTCAATGGACCGCGAAAGAAATATCCTATGAAGAAATCATACGGCTGGCGGGATTAGAATCTGACGGGAATCTCGAAGTGAAATATACTCATGGAGCATTCTTTGATAAAGCGGGAGAAATACCTAAAGAGTATGGAGAAAAGAAAAAGGTACACTTAGTAGACGGTATGGTATTTACAGTGCAACCTAAAAATAAATAAAATGAAATTGCTTATAAAAATATTAGGTTATATCGGAATGATTATAGGGGGTATTAATTTTATAGCATTGATGATAATTGACGAATTAAACGACGAGATCAAGAAAGACTAATAATGAGAACAAGATTGCTTATAGCTTTTGAGTGGTGGAAAAAGAACAAATTCATATTTGAACGCTGGAGAAGCAACGTGGGAATAGGTCAGTTTATAATGACGGTCTTCATTGCGGTTGCAAACGGATTTCCGATATGGTTGCTCATAATATTTATTGTTTTGTCGATTCTTTATACAATCAAGTATGATATACCCAGAATATACCCACAAGAAACATCGGATGGATTTGCGAATAATCCTTTAAACATGGAAATGTTAAACATATTACGGGAATGGAAAAATGAAAAAGACAAAGCTGGACTACAAAACTCGAAAGCGGATGAAATCAATAATTCACCATTTTAAACAGCACTTGTTTTCTATAAGGGAGCGCGACATTAGCACCACCATTAGAATGGTACGAAGATATGCCAGTATGGGCACGGAAGTTCTTATACAATTCACAATTTTCATTACATACTAATAGCAACAAAGGATACCAGTGATGTCAAAAGTAATTAGATTCTTGGAAAGAATGAACGCGCAATTACTTTGTTTGCGCAGTAAGATACAGCCTAAAAATCTGGCGAACAATCCCATGCTGATATTTGCGGATTTGGGATTGGGTGATTTGCTGATGTTTTTACCGACAATAAAAGCAATATACGAGCGCGGTGCATGGGATACGATATATTTCAGGACAGAAAGAGCAGAAGCAATCGAGGTCTTAAAAGGGATATTTCCAAGAGCGCGGTTTATAACTCCATACGAGAATAAAAACGGGAATGCAAGATTTATCGGCTATGAGAGAGCATTGCTCCAATATAAGTTTGGAATCGCGGTTGTAAACTTTCATCAGGCGTATAAATCGAATATCTTACCAATGGTAAAATTGAGAATTCCGATCACAATTGGACATTCCTGGCCAGAGAATAAATACCATTCAATCTGGACGGATCCAGTGGAATACAATAAGGAGTATTATCAGGTAGCAGAGAATTTAAAATTGCTAATTCCATTAGGATTATATGAGAAGCACAAAGAGAGCAAGATGTTTTTTCACACTCAACCTTTTAAAATTCCGTATGAGAAATATGTTCTTATCCAACCAGCATCGAGCACCGTGCGGGAAAAGAATTGCTGGGATGTTGAGGCGTATGTAAGAAACATAAATGGACCTATCATCTTTACCGGCAATGCTGAGGAAGCCCGTATTGCAACTAATATCATGTGCAACAATCCTCATTCGACTATTTTTAATTATTGTGGTAAGTTAAACATTTTTCAAACAGCCTATTTGATAAAGAAAAGCAGTCAATTCCTGTGCAACGAAGGTGGACTTGCTCATTTGGCATCGGCTTTAAACGTGAGAGCAGATGTGTTTGTTAACACGAAAATAAAGCGAGAGCAAATATATCACAAGAATTTAAACTATATCTTTGTGTAAAAGGAGTATAGTATAATATGGAAATAAAATGTAATGACACATCTTGCAGTCAGCGTAATTCTTGTCAGAGATTTACAGAGCCAGCGGTAAAGAAACAGAAATATTTTCCTAAAAGCCCAAGATGGAATAATGAATGCAATTATTATATACCTAACGTAAGGGATTTAACGGCGGAACGTGAAGCCTTGAACGAAGAAGCTCAGGAGCTTGCGCGATCTATGAGATATTAAAACAATTAAGACAGCCAGACAATGAAAAGGATAAAGCCATGAAAACTTAAATATTAAAAAAATGAATACACTATATTTTGCCAAGTCCACGAGTGGAATGATTCACAGGGGAAGCGTTCTCACTCCCGAACCAACTGCCAGCAATCAAACACCAGTTATAGCCAAAGATTTTGAGACTTTCCAGCATGGAGAAGATTTATATCTTCTTGCGGATAAGGAACCGCTGGAATTTATTGGATCTCTCCAAACGTCGACCGGCCAGGAATATTATTTCCAAAAGTCAAATATCACATATCGATATAACTCCAATTTTGAGCTGATAGAACTGAGTCCTAATTGGCTTAAAAAGGGAATAGCAACAAACAAAGGGATAGTAATTGAACTCGGTGACGATCTGGCGATCTGCAAAAACGGTGAAGGTGAAAAGCTATATTTTAAAAAATCATTACTCCCGATAGAAACCAACCTGGAGTTAGCACTGCAAGAGAATGAAGCAATAATCTACAGAGCAAGACTCCATAAGTCTTTAACAGCAACGACACCGGAGATAAAGCAAGGAGCACCTAAATTCAGGGTATCGTTTGCCAGCCCGAAAGCCCAGATAGTACCTACGCAGGAACACACCGAAGGTGAAACGCGACAGTTTGGTCCTAATGATCTCCGGCAACTATCGAGAGGTAAAGCCGGACAATTAAGATGGCTCAGTATTGACGAAAAGGCGAAACTCCAGCAAGCCAAACAGAAAGCACAGGCAGAAGAAAGTAAGCAAAAAGAAAGGACAAAATATGCTGAAGGTATTAATACTGGTGGACGGATCGGAACACTTAGCAAGCTATTTAGAATCGGTAAAGAAATATTTGTCGGCGGAAGAAAAGCAGAAGTCATTGACTATGGAGACGATGTTATTGCGGTTAGAAAGGATGATGGAACAACTACCACTGTTAGAGCCAGTGAATATAATCCCGAACGACAGCAACCGGAAAAAGTTGTTCCAAAGAAGACAACAGAGACTCCAGAAGAACTTGCCAAAAAAGAACGGGAGACCAGAGAGGCAAAGACAAGACTTGAGACTGATATTCATTCACAGACACCGAGAAATAAATATTACGATGAGCAACAAGCGATTATCAAAGAACAAGAACAATTGCCGGAATATCAGACATTCCAGTCCGAGAACGAAAAAGAGGGATGGACGAAAGATATAGCGACACCATTCAGATTTGTAAAGGACATTTCATTTGTATCCTCAATGGGAAACCTCCGCAGCGGGACTGCCGAGAAAGTGTGGAGACCGGAAAAGAAGGATTATGATTATTACTTTGAGGGCGAAGGCTTTAATGTCACCTATCAGGGCAAAGATTATCGAATAGTAGGGATGGATCAAGACAAGATAGATATCAAGGATCAATTTGGAAACAAACAGACGATAAAAAACAACGAACTTGATCAATACAGGGGTCAGATAATCCTGGACGCTGAAGGCAATGCGAGAATCAAGAATATACAGGGTGAAGAATTTTCACTCGAACTTGTTGAGGGACTTAACCAGGAAGATTTATTTAAAGAAGGGATAGTCAAGATTATCAAGGATGAAGTTTGGAAATCGATCAAGACAGGCGAAGGCGCAGTAGTTGACGATGTAAAGCTCGGTAGAATCCGGAGAGGGGTTACATTCTACAAACATGGTAACGAGGCGGGTATTATCGATGAAAACAAACATGCGCACCAGGTAGCGAAGAACGACGTAAAGAGAGACCTACCCGAACCGGACGAAAAAATAAAAGCAATTCAAATTGAGGTAAAGAAGGAACATCAGAAACTTGACAAACAAAATCTTGAACGACAAGACCTTGAAATTGTAAAAGCTCGAGTACTGCACGGGAATCAAAACGTGCCGTATGCACAAAAAGGCAAAGACCTTGAGCCGGAAAAATACAGAGACGTATTCGACAACTGGCTGAAAGATGGAGGAGAGGGAATAGATGAGCAGATAGCGGGAAGCTATACGAACCCTGAAGAATGGAAAGCCAACGTCTTATCACTGGCCGAAAGAATGAGAGCAGAGGATATAAAGAGAGCAAGCGAAGTTCAGGCAATGAACGATTTTGCGAAATCCGGAGTAGTGATAGAAGCACCGAAACCCAAAGAGATTGAAGCGTATATCGAAACGGCAAAAGATATTTTGATGTCCAGGCGCAAAGACTTCTTACGGTCAAAGCAAGTAGAGAAAGACGAGGGTGCTAAATTCCAATGGGACGATCTTGCAGAGTTACCAGCAACGGAAAGCGGATCCCTTGTATCGGATAACGTAAAAGTGATAAGGGATAGCCGGAATGAATCTTACCAGGTGCAATATGCTTTTGTGCCTAAACAGAATATAGTGACATCGAACGACATTTCAGGCAAAACGAATCCTGAGCATCCAAGTGAATTACAAGCGAGAGAACGCAGTCAGGATGAAGCCAGTACCTTACAGATGAAAAAAATAGCTGAGAATCCGAACGAAGAGCTGGTAGAGGATAATAAGGATGCAACGAGAGGTGCACCAGTAGGCTTTACGAAGGACGGGAAGGTTTATATCGTGCAGGGCAATGGCCGTACTGGAGCTGTATTGGGTATGGAAGGAGCTGGCAAGGAAAAATATTTTGGAATGATGTTGCAGAAAGCTCAAGAACTTGGAATTCCAACCGATAAGGTCACAGATGATATGATGCTGGTTAGAACTTTATCTCCGGTCCATACATACGAGGATGCCCGTAAGCTCGGTGCATTCGGTCAGAAGTCTTCAGCATTGCCCATGACAGAGGTAGAGGAAGCCCGCAGTTTTCAGAATGCGCAGCGGTTAAAATTTGGATTGAACCTGAATCTTACGGGAATCGGTCGACGGTCAATAAACGAAAAGAATGTAGGAACATTTATTCGTAACAATCCGCAGGTATATCAGAAGATACTCAAACTCAGTGGTTACGATCCGATAGCGGTTCAATACCGGCCAGCGGAACAAGCAAAGGTAGTCAATACTGCATTACTTGCTCAATTGGATAAAGATTTTATACGCACGGTGAGTAAAAAGGGAGAAGACACACACGAACTCGTGAAAGTGACCGCACCGATCATAGCAGATAATCAAAAAGATATCGCAGAAGGCAGTGTGCCACCTAATGGTGATATCCAGAAATTTTTAAAGAATGCCATTGATCATTATGGTACGTTGAATAGCACGGTAAAGAACTCTTTGAAAGTAGACAAGAACGGCAATATACCATTCCTGGAGACCGGAGAGCAAGGGCGCAAGAATCCGGATAGCCTTATATCTCGGATGAGACAAGAAACAATCGAATTCGGGGACAAGAAAAGCGGTAACATATTCCGGAATCCAGTGAACGTTATTGGAATGATTGCTTATCATCAGGCAATGACTCCCAGAGATCCAGAGAAAAAAGATCAAGCGCGGGAATTATTCGCGCTGAAGATGAAGCGATTCGCGGACGCGATGAAGACACTTAAAGAGAAGGCGCAACAAGGCGGGGATATATTTGCAGCCCAGTTGAGCGAAGAAGAGCAAACGCGACAACAGCAGGAAGATATCATTAAAATAGCAGAGAGAGTATTCCTGGAGAATAAGCCTTACCGGGAAGAAAACCCAGAGGAAATGACAGCAGAAGAAAAAGAAGCTGGCAAAGAGACGTATAATGCATTTAATGTCTACAAACGGATGAGAGATGTATCACAGGAATTTCAGTTTGAATTAGAACACCACAAACTCAAAAAATCGTTGTTAGGATACTTCTTTAAGTCTATTATCCAAAAGCAACACGGTGAATTAAAGCAGTTCAAAACGGATCAGATGAATCTATTTGGAGCACCGGAGGAAAAGCATAATATAGGGGACATAAAGATAGAGAACGGAATTAAATATACTCTGCTTGAGACTACGATAGGAAAGCCCAGATGGCATACTGAAGCCGAGATAGAGGCGATGAAGAAACAGAAACAAATTCAACCGAAGCCAGAAGAACATAAACCCGAAACAAAGCCAGTCTCTAAAATTCCATTCACCAAACTGAAACCTGAAGTAAAACAGGAACCGCAGCAATCCAAAAGAGCAAAAGGGGAATTCTATAAAGTAGATGATGATATTGTAGGTGAAATTCATAAGATGGAAGGATTTAACGATACTCACGGTATTAATGCAAACGTATTCGCAGAGAGAGTTGAAGTAATCAAAGGATTCTCAAAAGAGAAAAGATATTTCCCGCAGATAAAAGACTATGAGAATGAAGAGACAATCACAATAGGCGATACAAGGAAAGGCTATAAATCTCTTTCAGAAGCAAAAAAGGCATTGAAAGAAGAACTTGCAACCTATCTTAAAAACAATGCTGAGAATATTAAAAAGCATTATGGAAGCGAGTATGTTGAAATCAAGTCAGAAGATAAAGAGGAAAAACCAACGTCAAAACCGATTCGCACTGAAGCATATCGGAAGAGACAACAAGATATTGACAATATGAAAAAAGGGGTTGAAATAACGAAAGATCATATTGAATCACTTACCGATGCCGTAGAAAATCCAGCATGGGAAGCATCGAGGAAAGAATATCCTGAGAGGGCAGAAGATTTTATTAAGCAGTTAAAGGAAGCGAAAAAAACACTTGCAAAAGAGGAAAAGGAATTAGCAGAGATAGAGAAGGTTCATGCGAGAGAAACCGAAATAGAAAACAGGCAGGAACCACTATTTGCAGAAAAGCAAAAAGCGGAAGCGCAGGCAAAGAATAAAAAATTATCAGGCGAGTTATTATCTGAATTCAAAGACGGTAAATATTCAGGGGTAGAGTTTAAAGCACTTGGGATTGCTAAAGATATTAAAGAATATAAATGCTCAATGATTATCGGAAAGAAGCTGGACGCGAAAAATAATAGCGAAAAACTAAAACAGCTTGCAGCACTCTCGCAGATATACCGGGATCCAAGATTTGAGACATTCAGAATAATATATACAAAGGGAGATAAGATAGTTGGACACACGGGGATTACTTTAAGACTTCCAGGTTCGACCTTGATAGTCCCGCCAAATATAAAAGGCAAAGATGTCTATAAACACTATCAAATAGAGATGGAGAATCTGAAAGCCGATGGAATGTACTTTGTGCATAATCATCCTTCTGGTCATGTCACACCGTCTATACATGATATTACGGCAACAAAAGAAATAGCAAAGAACTTAGGAGATAAATTCAAAGGGCATGTAGTAATAGATTCCAATATTTACTCAACGATTGATAAGGACGGATATGTTGACGAGGAATTAGCTATACCCACCGAAGAAGAAAAAGAAGATGTGCTGACAACGCCAAGCATTCCGCACGATATTTTAGGGGAAAAGATTTTTGATCCCGCTGGGATAGCGACAATAATGAGAAAACACAAATTGGACATAGAAGATGGAAAAAGCAAAATAGTAATAGCATTGGATGCGTATAATAAGATTAGAGGAATAATAGTGGTAGATAAATATCTACTGCTTGATAAAGAGAAAGCGAAAGACATATTAAGGAGAATATCAGTCCAGTCTGGATGTCAATCTCTGTTTATCGCGGGTATTGAAGATCAGTATAACAAAGAAGAAGATTTTACTTCCAGTAATGCCAATATCAGAGATTTATATAAAGAGAATTTTATACTCGATGTTGTTTCAAAAAGAGGGAATTCATTAATGATGGGGACGGGAATTATGAGGAATCCCGACAGTGATCCATTCGGAGTTAAAGAGGAATCAAGGCAACTTGTGAAGTCAATCTTCCGATTCTTTAAGTCTCAAATGGATATGTTTGGAGCACCGAAGCAACCGACACAGCCAAAACCTGAAGGTGGAATATCCTGGAAAGCGTTAGGACAAGAAAAACCAGGACATAAATACATACGCAGGGAAAGAGGCAAGACTGGAGAATGGGTATACTACTACAAGGACGCACAAGGCAGGGAATTCAAGGGAGACGCGAAGGGCAAAGAGCTTTCGAAACATCATGACTGGAATAAAGGTGATGTAGTTATACACGACGGCAGAAAGTATGAGCTTGGTAAATTCGGCGATACAATGGCAACCATTGTTAGTCAAAAAGGAGAAGTCAAAGCTGTGAGGATAGCCGAACTCACGCACGAAGCCGAACACCAAAAGAAATTAGTGACCGAACACGAAACCAAATGGGATAGATTAGTATCAGCATTGGAAGCGGATGTAGCACAATTTGACAAAACTGGAAAATCTATAAACTTCCCAGAAGACAAGAAATTTGAATTGCAACGAAAGTTAAAATATGCAAAAGAAGAAAGAGATAAGAGAAAAGTTAACAAACAGAATTCCCCCAACGTCGCTTCCGACGACGTTATCCCCAGCGAACCTGGTTTGGTCCCTGCAACCAAGCCAGGTTCTTCCTCTAAGAAAGTAGATCAGACCGAAACGCCAGAATTCAAGAAGTGGTTTGGAGATAGTAAAGTAGTTGATAAAGAGGGAAAGCCGAAAGTAGTATATCATGCCTCTACTGAGAACTTTAAGGAATTTGATACAAGTGCAGAGGGAGCACATTTCGGGACTGAAGAACAAGCGTTAAATCTTAAAAAAGCCGGAAAGAAAAAACCAAAGGCATTCTATCTTTCTATAAATAATCCCTTACGCATGGATGATGTTGGAATATGGAATGATTTTAATGGAATCCATGCCAGACTCGCGAACGAAGATAAAATAACAGCAAAAGAAGCAGATGAAATATGGGATGAATGGCAAAAAACCGATGAGAAAGGATGGAGTAAACTTAAAGAAGTTTTGAAAAGAAAAGGTTATGATGGATTCGTTTATGCAAATGAGCAAGAAGGTGAAGGCGATTCTTATGTAGCCTTCTCTCCAGAACAAATTAAATCAATTGAGAATAAAGGAACATTTGATCCCAACACTGGAGACATAACGAAATCCGTTTCAACCTTTTTTAAGCAACTTACCAAAGCCCGTAAAGAGACCGATACCGAACCTACTGAAGCACAGAAAGAAGCCGGAAATTATGCAAAAGGCAAATTAGAACTTTATGGGTTAACTATCAGTATAGAAAATCCGAAGGGAAGTATTCGTAGAGGAAAAGATAAAAATGGCACTCCCTGGAAATGCAAACTTAGAAATGATTACGGATATATACTCGGTACGGTAGGAAAAGACAAGGATCATCTCGATGTATTTTTAGGTAAAGATATTAATGCTAAGAATGTCTATATCGTGAATCAACAAGACCCAGAGACAAAGGCATTCGATGAACACAAAATAATTCTATTAATGCCAAACAAAAGAAAAGCCATCAAGGCATATAAATCAAATTATGCAGACGATGCAAGCAAAAGGATAGATAGTGTTACTGAAATGACCATTGAAGAATTTAAAAAATGGATTGAGAACGGAAATCATAAAGAGAAAGCAATAGTCCAGTGTTAATTTTTATATCCATTCTTAATAAGATATTGACGTATAGTTGGAGGAGAGACATTACATCTTCTCGCAATACGATTCATAGGGATTTGTTTCTCGAACAAATCTATACACAATTTGACATTCCATTTAGGATTCCCCCATCTTGGATTATTTGTCCCCAATCCTTTTCTTTTAAATACCCTTTGAATAGATCCACCAGTAACATTAAAAATCTTGCCTATTTTCTCAAAAGAATAACCCATCTTTCTAAGTTTTACAGCTTTCTCAAGAGACCATTTTCTTCTCTCACCATCGTGTATATAAGACATATGATAAGATTGGTTTGTTATTTCAAGATTATCAATAGAATTATTCAATCCATTTTCATCTTTGTGGTGAACTATTTCTGTTCTCAAAAGAGGACGGCCAAGATATTTTTCCATAATCAATCGATGCTCAAAACGTTGTCTTCGTATGCCATCAATATAAACGCTAACCAATCGATAGGATGTTTTATGATTAGGAAATTTTCTAATATGATTAATTTTTCGAGGCATAATATTCTCTCTTTGTTTGATGAATCCAATGTAATGATAAGTTTTTTAAACTGCAAAAGACCACAATGAAACCAATTAGTTCATATCCGAAGCAAGAACATCAGCCAGGATTCGTAGTGTGGGAGCTGGATCATCAGGACGGTCAGCGTAGACTCGAATTCTTTTGTGAAGCCTGTGGCTATAATCATTTTTTTGATGAACGCTGGATGTGGAATGGTGATTATGTGAAACCGACGTTTTATCCAAGCCTATTGGTCAACGGTCATACTCCGAGCATGAAATGTCATAGTTTTGTGACCGACGGCGAAATTCATTACCTGGCTGATTGTTTTCACGGTTTTAAAAATCAGCGTATACCGCTAAAACCATAATACAAATGAAGAAAGTAAACAACATACCTAAGCAAGCAACGGAGACAAAAACATGTGTATGTAAACAACCAGAATTTGCATTCAAAACACCGTCGATGAAAACAGACGGAACTTATTTCCAATATTGTAAGAAGTGTCAGAAATTTAGAGATGTGCCAAAACCCAAGCAAGGTAGAGAATTAATATTTTAGAGGATATCACCATGAGTAATATTCCATTTAATTATTTAAAAGTATCACAAACACAGTATGAGATGCCAGAGCCAAATAATATATGGAGATTTTTAAAAAGCCAATTAGGCTTATTTGCTGGATCTCCGCAAAAGCAAGCTCCGATGCCGGCCAAACCTAAAAATATTCCATTTGCATCTCAAAAGCCGAAAGAAAGTCCTAATATCGGAGACGTGAAAGTTGAAGGTGATCATAAATATATATTTTTGGAAACGACTATTGGCAAACCGAGATGGCATACTCATGAAGAACTTCTCCAGATGGTAAAAGAGGGCAAACAGGTACCCGAGATAGCAAAAAAGAAAATGCCAATGCTTCAAACGCGGGAAGAAAGCAAGAAACCCGTTTCGATCACGGGCGAAGAAATCAAAGTAGGAGATTATATCTATTATGGGAGAGATCCACGAGAACAAGGATTCAGCGAAAAGCAAATAAAACCGCATGAACTAAAAAAGGTAACGGGGTTTAAAGATATCGGTGGAGGGATACATCCTACCTGGAAGCCGGATAAAAAAGTTAATAAATATGATAAAGGCTATAATTTTTCCGCAAAAGAATACAGCATCATTAAGGACGCAGAAAAATTTATAAATCCAGATAAATCGAAAAAAGAAGACGAGACTAAACAAGCGATGGAATTAGGCAAGAAAGCATTTCAAGCTGGAGGCATACGCACTCCCAGCCTTGACAAAGAATTAATGAAGATGCTTGAAGGTGCGCAGGTAGGTGAAAAAACTCATGTGCTGGAAGCCTGGAATAAGGGTTGGGATCAGGAAAATCTCAAAAAGCCAGAAGAAGAACCGAAGCAAACTGAAATCCCATCTGAGAAACTAAGCAAACCGAAATTATCCGCTGAAGAACAATATGTCCAAGATCAAATTAAAAAGGGAGACCTGGAAACGGCTATTAAACGACAACAGGGAATGAGAAAAACTGAATATACTGAAGACCAGCAAGCTAAAATAAATGATCTCAATAAGTTGATGCAACGTAGAGCGCAACTCCAAAGAGAGATAGATGCACCGTTGACAGCAGTTAAAGACGTAGAAAAAGGTGGTCAGAAATTTGAGGTTGACACCAAAAAATATGCAAAGAGGGAAATGAAGTATCTTGACAAGCGTATAGGTGCATTAAAGCAGGAACTTGGAAAACTGGGAGAAAACTTATTTGAGACTCAGGAAGACATATTCTCACAGGCAACTCCAGAGCCGAAAGATCAATTATCAGAGAATATCAATAAGCAAGTAGAAGAACAAAAGAAAAAGGAAGCACCGTCTTTAAAAACCCTAATGGCTACACAATCGGAAGTATTAAAACTTGCAGCAATACCAGAAGAAGATATACCGATGTACGCGTTAAACTCTATGGCCGATGGAGCAAAATTACGATCGTACTCTACTGAAGTTATCAAGGGAGAAATCACGATTCAACAGGCAGCGGACAAGGTGAAGAATGACTATACAAAGATGAAAGAGGGGGAGAAGCCAACAAATGTTGCTCCGTTACCGTCGACGGAGAAAAAAGAAATATGGCAAATGACGAAAAACGAATATGCAAACAGTAAAGAAAACTTAGACGAGTACACTGACGCAATAAAAAATCCACCATTAGCAGGCGAAGGCACTATGGAAAGAAGTGCTGGAATTTTAGGAGCAAGTAAAGAAGAGGCAATTAAGAGCGGTGAACGTATGCACAAGATGGAAGTAAAAAATGCACTTAAAGAAGGGAAAGAAGTTCCATCTGAAGTTCTTAAAGATTATCCAGAACTTGAAAAAGAATATAAAGATACTCTCCCTCTCCGGCCAGAGGATAAGGATTCCAAAGAAGGGGATATCAAGACTATCAATGGAATTCAGTATCAATTGAAGCGCGGTGAAAGCGGTGAACTCCGGTGGCATAGGGTAACAGGAAAAGAGGAAAAAGAAGCATGGCAGACAGGAAGGGACGAATATGCTATTTCCAAAAATTCTCCAAAACCTGAAATAGAAATAGGAGACATTTCTTTCCATCAGTTAAGTAAGATGTCAGAAAGAGCTAAAGCAGAAACGACGAAAAAGCGAGTAGCCGAACGAAAAATAGCAAAAGAAAAATACGATAATGCAACTAAAGAGTGGGAGGACAAGATATGGGATGCTTATCGGCAAGGAAAATTTTCGGCAAACGATGTTTATGATACAGACGCATTTTATGTATTAAATGAAAGATTAACAAAAGAAGGTATAGACATTGACTCTCCATTCAAGATAAGCCAGAAAAACGAAGATGAAAGATCAAAATATTTGTCAGGGATTGACAATACTGCAAAAGGTAAATTTACAGAAAAGCAATCCGAACCCGTTGTAATCCCGCGTCAAGAAGCCATCGAAGAGCATGAGCATTTAATGGAAGTACTCGAGAATGGAACTGAAGAAGAACGTAAAGCAGAGGCCGAAAAGCAAGCAAAAGAACTCAAAGAGTATAAGGGCGAATCGCTGAAGGAAAAAGTAGAAGAACGATTGAGTGAGAAACAAGCTGGGAAAAAATTCAAAGACGTAGGTACTCGAGTAGGCGGAAGCCGGAAAGAGATTGCCGCAATTCGAGTATTGACCGCAGGTGATCTGGATAAACTTGATAATGCTACAGCTTACAGAGTAGTAACGAAAGAAAGAATATTACCAGATATTAATCCTCAAGCAGAGAAGGATAATGGAGTAGAGAGTGGAGCTGCATACATGAAGAAGAAACTCCGTGAATCTGTAAATGCCAAACCGCCTAATACCCCAGAAGACCGAAAGAAATTTGTTGAACTGACTCCAAAGATATTTGAGAAAATCGATGCAGCAAAAACAATTGAAGATATTCGTACGATCGGCAACGAAGACTTTGAGACATTTATGGACTGGGGAAGCCGTAAGCGTGTAACTTTTTATAAGCATGAAGATTATAAAAGCGATGTAAGCCGATTACTTGGCAAAGAGTTTTTAAACCTTATTGGTCGCAATAGTGATTCAGCAAAAAAGCACTGGAGCGATGCGGTGTTAATGAATTCTTTTAACGAAGAGACGGCGAAAGAACAGTATAAAAAGTATGCTGAAGGAAGAAAAAATGTTGTTGAGATGAATAAAAAACGGATGGATGAATATACAGCGGAACAGTGGGAGCGTTATTTTAAGACGGATCCGATGACAACGATGTCATTTACGAGGAAGCAACTTACAAGTGAAAAACAAAACAATCCTGAGAAGTACCAACAAGCTATCGAAGATTATAAGGCAAGAGAATATAAATCGAATGAACGGCGAAACGAACCAATTACTTATGAAGAGTGGTTGGATAAGAGACCACAATATAAACCGAGAGAAGCTGACTGGAGCTGGGCGGAGGCTAAAGATAAAAAAGTTATTGAAAGACGTAAAGCGGAATTAAAGATACATGATAATCCGCCTTTGGCGTTTATCAAGCGCACAAATGGAAGACAAGTGCTTAATTCAGATATCACGGTAGAAGCGATAAAAGATAAATATGGATTTAAGAGCGTTCAATTTGGCCACTATGTTAAAGATGTTGAAGCTCAGGAGCATGTGAGACACTTTATTGAGAGCATGAATGATCTGGAAGATGCACTGGGAATTGATATAAAAAAAATGAATCAACTTTCAGGACTGAGTATAGCGTTTGGTGCACGGGGTTCCGCAGGAGCACTTGCTCATTATGAACCGATGGCCAAGATAATAAATATCACTAAGACCAGAGGTGATGGAACGATATGCCATGAACTATTCCACAACATTGATCATCTATTAGGCGGGATGGAAGAAGGCACAAGAAAAGAGAAAATTTATCTCTCTCAACAAGGAATTGGGGGTTACGAACGAACAAAAGAGAACGACATACTAAACAAGCGCAAACTCCGAGTAGCAATGAACGATGTAATGAATGCTATTAAAAAGGGAACAAACGAAAAGAAACTTAATTTTGAACCAGGCGGGAATAAATATACATACGGGAGTATAAGAAATAAGTTTGAAACCGAAGGATATGAGGCAACGAGAGAATACCTAATGAAATATGCGAAGGATCCAGATGAGCTTGGAAGAGCTGAAGACTATTTTAAATATCTTTCGACATTGGCAAATAAACCAATTGAAGTAATAATACCTACCGGACGAACAAAATATTATGATTCAGCAATGCAGTTTAACAGTAAATACTGGCAAAGGGATCAAGAACTATTCGCGAGAGCAGCGGAGGCGTACGTGCAAGATAAATTAATAGGGAGCAGGATGTATAATAACTACCTGGTAGCTGGTAACAATATTCAACAACCGGACAAAAAATGGGAATCTGGATCACTGGAAATCACTTATCCGCAGGGAGAGGAAAGAGTGATTATCAATGAAGCGTTTGACAAGCTCCTGGAAACAGCGAAAAGCGAACTGAATATTGGATTAGAAAAGAAAAGGGAAGGTAAAAGAGTATCGAGCGAAGTACAGATGCAAAAGAGTTTATATAATCCAAACATTTTTAAATCACTCTTCAGGAGAATATAAAATGGATATCAAAGATTTTAAACCATTGCCGGGCGACATGATAGCTGGATGTGGAAAAGGTTTTACCGCATGGTTACAAAAAATAAACGGCAGGGCTAACGACGGAAGATATTGGACTCACGGCGCGGAGGTCACTTATCCTACAGGATCATCAGGTCAAATAGACATAGTAGCCTCAGCGGAGTTAAATGGGAATGTTCACATGCGATGGAATGAAGTTATAGAGGATCCAAGTTATGATATTATCGTTGTTCGTATAAAGGGAGTTACTAAAGCAGAGACCGAAAACGCACTTGACTATGGAGATGCTACATTTTTAAACGATAGTTATGGATGGAAGTCATGGCCGTGGTTTGGATGGAAAGCCCTTTGGGATAGAGTTATAAACCCGATATGGATAAAGGTATTCGGCAGTAAACTACATGATGTAGATTTAGAAGATAACTGGTGGACCGCCGGGACATTCTGCACAGAAAGGATATGGTGGCATCTTAAAAAAGTGATTCATGTTAATCCAAAGCGTTGGAATCGATTACAAGAAGCAATACAAAAGTACTTCCCAAATACATTCCAGCCAATTCAGTGGAGAAATTTAATGATGTCAGAAGACTTTGAAATAGTAATGCAACGATTAGACGGTATTGTAACCATTTTTTAAAGAAAGGATACTACAATGATAATCTACTGGTATATAGAATTTGTATTTCTTTTAATAAGCCTGTTAGACTTGAGGCTTATGTCATTTTATGAATTGAAATACTGGGCAATGCTCATGATATTCGGAGAGAAGCATCCAGAGTTATTGGCTCAGGCGAAAAAGTTGAAAGATGAAGCATCGGACGCTGTATCGATAGCGCAATTTGCTTTTTGGTATTCCATGATCGGATTGTCGCTTGCATTTATAGCCGATGATGGGATTCAATTTGTTTTGAATCTTATTGCAATCATATTTTTCCACTGGGCGGGTAAAGAAGATTTGCAATATTTTATTCTCGACGTGATATTGAAATGGTTGCCGGAAAGCTGGTGGAGTACTCGAGAACAAATTAAAATTACCCAGACACGAAAATTACCGAAGTATATAGCCTGGATGATAGTAGCAAAAAAGATTGGTCCAGTGAAAATACCGATGCTCTGGGTGAGAATGTTTGCCGGCGACGGCGGTCAAGATGGGCAGGATGTAAAATTTTGGAGATTTGCAACGGGAGTGATCATAGCTCAAGCATTAGTCATTATAGTCAACGAAATCATGTTCTAACAATAAACAAACGTGGAATACTATGCCAACAGTCAATCCTGATACAATAGAATCTATAGAAATTACTGAGGATATAGTAAAAGAATATATTCCGGATCCCCTGAAACAGTTCTGGTTTTTTAGGGCATTACAAAAAAGCCTACATTTTGATGAAAACGGCAGAGTGCATGGGTTTAATCAGCATATAATACATTATAGGCGTAAATACGTCATTGATATGTATAATTCCGGGAAAAATTATGAGGAAATAGCGAAGTCTTTAAAGGTCTCTGTTTCCCTCATAAGGCATGATATTGACTGGTACACCGAGAATAAGCGGAACAAAAAAATTCCGCTATCTACCACAAGGTGAAAACCATAATTTGTAGTTTTGTATAGACTTAAATGTAAACAATTAGCTTTTACTCTATGGACGAACAAAATAAATACTTCAGAATTTTTGGCTTTTTAGACAAACTTGAAAAATCCATTCCCGCTTCATCCTCAATCGATAAAGAAGGAGTTATAATCGAAGGTAGATTCATGAACGCCGTCCACGACATCTCTGGAGAGAGGCCGATTATACCGGAGATGATCTGGGATATTCTGAAGAAATCAGGGAATATCAAATACGAACATGATCCGTTATCAGTCAAGAAAATGTCGGACGGGACATTGATGGCAGTAGCTCAGGCAAATCCAGGAAATATTATCGGAGTTCCACTTAATATAAAAACAAGTGCTGATGGCAAACAAGCATTTTTTAAAGCAACTCTATTCCCGGAAAACGATCTCGTAAAATCATTGATAAAAAAAGCGAAAGAATTTGACGAACATAATAAACGCTATCCGAACAATCAAAGACATTTTCAATTATCGGTTGAGGGCAAATATTACAAGAGAGACAAACTGACAAAAACTTACGCAGGTATTGCTGAGAATATAGTTATATCCCCGCAAGCTCAGGATGAAAGCACATATTTTCATTTTGTAAACGCGGAAAATCTTGCAATGGCAAAATCTCTTGCAGCGGGCACGGAAACAAATATAACAAACATGAAAAATGGTGATTCATTACGTCAAGAAAGTTTAGAAGGCAATAATAAATCAAATTCAAGGAGAAAAAAAATGAACAAGCTTGGAAAAAATCGTGACGAAGTATTCTCGCACTTCCGAAAATCATGCGGGACACAAAAAGAAGCACAGGAAAAAACCGACGAATATATGAGAGAGCTGGAAACGGAACGAAATAATTCCGGCACTTCATTTGCGAAGAGTCTGAATGATGGAATTGATAAAATTAAAAAATCCATCACTGATTTTGCCGGGATTGAAACCATAATTGCGGCCAAACAGGCGGATGTTGTAAAGATAGACACGGAGATGAAGAAATCTATCAACACACTCAGAGAGGATCCGGAGAAATTCAGCGGTGAACAATTTATGCAACAACAGACCGCTGCAACAGTTGCGTTCGGCACAAGCCTAAACGAAGTTCAATCTCAGTTAGTAAAATCGTTGGCGACACTGGCTGAAGGTCTTGCAGATGTTCTTCCATTGCTGAAAGATATTCATTCAATGACATCCGATGCCGTTGAACAAGCGGCAGACGCGAATGAGGCAGTAAGGTATATTGCGCGTGGGCTGAAAAAATCACATCAAGGCTTTACCCGTTCAATCGATGCACTTGAACCGATGAACGGCGGAGACAAGCCCAATGCAGAAAAGATTTTGAAATCGATCAACACAAAAGCCGTTGAGCGTTACCTGGTAGATAAATTTGTTGCCAACCAGGCATCACCAGCGATTGCCCAGCAGTACGATGAGGCATATAACCAGCTCAACCGTATGGGTCGTGATGCGTTCGGAGCGATGAACAAATCCATTGTCTCGGAAATTGTACAGGTATTTGAAGCGCAATTTACCGATGTTCAGTAGTCAGAATATTTAGTGAAAGAAAGGTTTTTAGAAAAATAATTCTCATTTACAATAGGAGTCTAAAATGAATAATGAGTTCAGTTATCCCGATGCGTTGGATCTGGGCGTATCTTCAGGCGGAGGATTCTCTGGAATTCCTGCCGATAATTACGGTTCCCTTTTCCGAAGCAAAAGTCCTATGAGAGCGATACAAGAAGCTCTCGAAAAATCGCTTACCGCAGGTTATGAAACGAATCTACCGTCAATGTCCGGCGGTGGTGCGATGCGTATTGAATCGCTTGAGCCGAATCTCACGAAACTGATTTATGACGACAAATCGACAGCACTCTTTAACGATCTGCTTGCTACAAAGCAGAAAGCGAAATCCACGATTGAACAATATACGACATGGGATTATGTAGGTGAAGCTGCTACATTTGAAGAAGGCGGAGCACCGTCTTATGAAGATGATGGCTATACCAGACATGTTATGCCCGTGAAGTATGTCGGTGCAATCGGGAGAGTTACAAATCCGATGCGGGAAGTGGAAGCGATTGTTGAGCCAGAGGCTCAGGAAACAAAAGCGAAGATGCTGGCAATCAAACGTAAAGCAAATCAGGTATGTTACTTCGGTGATGCGACAGCGGTACCGACAGAATTTACCGGATTATTTCCCGCAGTGAGAGACGGCGCGTATGCGACAACGAACATCATTGATCTGCAAGGTAAACGATTAACCCTTGAAAACGTAAACGCAGGTATTGCAGCACTTGAGGATCAGAAAGGATATTGCACGAGTCCACGAATGTATATTTCTCCGCAGGCGCGGATGAATTACAAGAATGAACTCTTGAAAAACAAGTACTACATCGTAAACGGCGTTCAATCGACGAGAGAAGATATTGAAAATGCATTACAAGGGCTGGGTAAAAACCAGATCGCTTATGACGGCGGTGAAATTCCATATCGGAAAGACATCTTCTTGAATCCCCGTAAATATCCACGTAGAAATACAGCGGGTAATGCCTTTATTGCAACCGGATCCACTCCGCCAGCAACACCGACGATCACGAGCGCAACGCCAACAGTAGATGCGACATCCTCGATTCCGGCCGGAGATTACAATTATGCAGTTGTAGCAGTTAACAAATACGGTCAAAAATCAGCACCAGCAGAATCCGGGAAAGTAGTAGTAGCAGACGGTGAGAGCGTTGTGTTCGTGTTGGCAGATGGTGGAAGCACATCTGGTCTTGAAGCAACCGCATGGGAAATTTACCGTCGAGCTGATGGTGGTGGAGCAACGGATTATCGGTATTTATTTACCGTAGCAGTTGCCAGCACACCGATAACGGATAAAAATGCATACATGCCGGATACTTCGATCATTCCGTTAGTTGATTTTGATCTGGACGAAGTGTTGATTTACAAACAATTGCTTGATGCTGCCAAATTCCCGCTTGCGACAACAGTGGATGCGATTCAATGGCTTCAGAGGTTGTATGGAGTGCTGATCATAAAGAATACACGGCGTATCGTGATATTCATTAACGCAGGTTCAACCGCAGCCTCTTAACAAATGAAATTTAAGTGAGTCCCTTGCCAGTTAGGGAGGGACTTAATTTTAAAACATTTTCCTGGAGCAAAAGCAATGAAAACACTTCTTTTTATAATTCCAATACTTCTCTTATTGATTGGTCCGGTGGCAAATTGCCAGACAACGATAACGGGAAGCACAATGCTGGATCAAAGCCTGTCAGTTAATTCCTACATGGCTAAAGATACCACAATTACCGGAACAAAATACTCGGATATTCTGGTGCTTAATTCAAAGAGTATAACTCAAGAAGATCGGTATGTGAATTATTCCGCAGGCGCACATATTCTCGTACTCGCGAGACAAACTAATGACAGTGTGAACTCAATAGTTTACTTGCAGGTAGGTCAAAATTTATCTGGTACCGAAGGAACCGACTATGGTACTATTTACATAGATACCCTATTGAGCACGAGAAAACTAATAAATATTGATCTTACGCCTTATCTCGATTACAAACAAGTGAGATTAAAAGTTGTTGCAATCACCGGAGTAGGCGTATCTGCACATGCATCGTTCTTGCCCAAATGGAGCGCAATCTTAGGCGGAAAAGGTTATCTGGGAAAGATAACCGCGCCTGGAAAAGCACCTACTTTACAGTAGCTATAATATCAATGTATGGTAAAAAAGAGGGCGAGAACTGAAAAAGCTCTCGCCTTTTTTTATAAACACTTATCACATAACATAAAAATAAAGGATTACGATCATGGAAAATCAGAAAGTGAAATTTTATCATCCGTCCGGCAAAGGCGGAAAATTTATGACCTCAAAAGGAGAGATAGTCCTGGAGTCTAACGGGACGGCAATGGTTTCGCAAGAGATGTATGATCATCTTATGCGGATACCCAAGAATAAAGAATATCAAGATAAATTGAAGGAACTTGCGAACGAAGACAAAAAAGGCAAACAGACTACGGAATCAAAAAAACAAGATTCACCAACTCAGCCGCCAGCATTGGATCCAACTGTAGTACCCACGCTTGAAGAATATGTAAAAGCCGGATACAAGGCAGATACGTATGAAAAGAGATTCTTTGGACTCAAAGCAGGAGATACTTACGATGGCGAAAAGGTCAAAGAGAATCTTGAACAGGCAGAGAAGGAAAATAAAACCAATTCTCCGGATCTGAAAGAAGAAGATTTGAAAATTCTTGGAATTAAAGAATTAAAAGCTATGGCCGGAAAACGTGAGATAAAATTTGACAAAGACGCGACTAAAGATGAGCTTATTAAATTTATTCTTGATTCTCAGGCTAAAAATTCTCAGCAATAGTCTATACATTAAGCAACTTCAGCGGATTACAGGAAGGAACTTGAGTTATGGGAGAGAGGAAAAAGTGCAGTGCTAATGTAAGTGCTCGTGATTGCTTTTATAAAAAAGACATGGGAACTATAAAAAAACGGTTTACGCAAATTGATGAAAAATTGCATGAAATAGCGTTTGTAAAGCTCAATGGTGCCGGGCAAGAGACACATATACAGACGGTGATGAAAGATATATGGATTGCCACTCGATCACAGAGAGCAACAAAAGGTTTATCTGAACGATATGCAATCTGGAAACGTGATACGGCAATCGGCAGGTTTATCGGTACTCGAGGCGGAAGAATATTGTCCTGGTTTGTCTGGGCGTGGGTAATTATTGGTTCAACCAATACTCTGGGATTGACCGATATAAAATTGAATCAAATGTTAGAAGCATTTATAAGGTACGTTTTTAGATCAGGAGGTTAACAATGGAAGAACTTCTTTATAATCCATATATAAGAATTGCAGCGGCAATCGTAGCATCGTCGTTGGCATTATCGATCATTAATTTATTTCCCAAAATTCGAGATGGTGAGAGATGGTATCACAATAATAAGTTCCTCATTCTTATTATTGCGACGATATTTACCCTTCTTTTGACCGATCTTGAAACATTTTTATCCGACTGGCAACTTGCATCCTTCAAGGTCTTATTCATCATAATGATTTCATTTCTTGTTGCTGTAACAAAAGGGCAAAAAATTGTGGATTCCCTTGTGAATAAGATAGCCAACAAAATAAAAGACAAGGCAGATAGCGGTATTGATAAAAGCATGTAATGAAAAAGCTATACCTCAATACCGACAATATCCTTACGCTGGATTCGAGTTCAGCGCAGGTGGAAACTTACAAAGTAAGACTATCTCTTGTTGGCGAAGATGGCACGCTTCTCAAGGATAACAATGATCAGGATTTAATTCTATTGAGCACAGGTACAGAGCCAAAGATTACTTTTGATTCCACACTCAGTAAATTTAAAGCGACAATCCATCTTGCAGACGATACAGCAAAACAATATGTCAGAGCCTTCTGGATAGTAACAAACGAGAACGATATTCCGGTGGAGATATCAGGTTATTATCCAGAAGAGATATCGGTTGAAAATTCGCCAACCGATTCAACACAAGTTTTTGACCCGCTGATAGTTCCAGCTCAATATTTCATCGATTCGTTTTTAGGTGCGGATCCGAGTATAAGTGAAGAACTCGTAAACGCGATTGCGGCCATAAACGAGAAAAACCCGGATATAATTAAGAACGAATTACTTGCTTCCCAAGACTTACTCGAAGGAGACATCAGAACAAAATTTTTCAAAACTCAATTTAATCTTGATCGAGACTGGAACGATGAAATATTTTATGCAAATTACTGGTTCCAACAAGTAGATTGGCTACCGTTGGTAAGTGTGGATAGCTACAAATTGATATACGGCAATCAAAACATTGAGTTATCTAATGATCTTGCAAGCAGTATGAAAGTAGATAAAACTCAGGGTACTATAGAATGGTTGCCTACAATTGTTTCAGGGAATTTATTCACGATCATCATTTCGACGGTTAGTGCTCTGGCTATTTCTATGGTTGCGATGGGTGAAAGATCACGTATTCCAGGATTGTTTAGAATAGTTTACACGGCGGGCATGGATTTTCCCAATCTGCCTGTACAGAAAAAGGAAAGAATCCGGAGGCTCATTTCACGTCATTGTTTTTGTCAGATAATGCCGAGAATAGATCAGTTAATAAGAGAAACGAGTTTGAGCCAGTCTATTGATGGTGCAAGTTTGAGTAGATCCAGCGGAGTGCCGGACATAATCAAACAATTCAAAGAAGACGAGTTAAGAGATATAGCCTTATTCCAAAAAGAACTGGGAACAAACATAGCGATCGCGGTGAGTTAGAAATGAATAGTATTATTTGGCGTAATGTCGACGTAAACAGAATGTTCAAAACTTTTGGCGTTCAATGCTATTATTATGAAGCCAGGATAGCACCGGATCAGCGATATGGACAAACAAAACTCGAAAGCGATGCTATACACGGTTTTAGATATAACGATCCGGTTGAAGAGCGATTAATGCGGACATCAATCAGCCAGCGAATAATTCTCAGTGAGCACGGCAGAATGTATCAAGGAGGTGCACGATTTACAATCCCGCCGGTTAAACTCGTAAATGGGATATATCAAGCTGTGTCCATGCATGAACGGGCTTTTCTCGGAGATGTTATAGTAATGAAAACAAAATCCATGAGAGATTTTGATATTTTAAAAAAGGGTTATAGAGATCAAATATTTGCATTCGATATAAAAAAGATTTTAAGTGTTTCATCGGTTGACAATCAAGGGGAAGAACATATATATACCTATGATACGGATTACACTATAACTATTAACGGTAAAAGTGTTTCTCTCTCCGATGGAGGAACTCCGATAGGAGAAGGGGAATTTGGAGTGGTGTTATTCGGTGGAAGCGACGTGGTTGAGATAGTGACCGCACACAACAATAATATTGTGAATACGATAATGATTGTCTGGAAGGAAAACGGCAATCATCCGGCTGAAGGTGAAAATTATACCGTTGAATTTTTATGTAGTCCGAATTATATCATATTTGACTATAGTGACAAAATAAGGTCTACCGAAGAGAATAATTTACCGAGAACTGTTATGTGTGTAAAAAGAGCGTATTTTAATCCTGTAAAACCTAAAATGGATGAAGTTGAACTCCGTCAGCCAATTATGGATACGCAGTCAGAGGTATATGATTCTTAAATATTTAGGAGAATATTAAAATGCCAATCCCATTACCCCCGTCTGGTGAAATAATGGTTGATCAAGAACATTATAATCCAGTAGTAGCATATTATGATGCGGATACAAACACGATTATAAATGTGACTCCAGACACACCGTTGCCTGTGAGTGCAAGTGTTACACTTGAATCTGAAACATTAAAAATTATCGAAGAAGTAGAAGTCACGGTCACAACCGCAGGCACGCCAGTGGCATTGCCGTCGAACACGAGCGCGAAGGCCGTGATTGTCTATAATAACAATACTAATGGAGTGAAAGTGTGTGTCGGGCTTCAGGCTACAGTTGATGCGACAGTGGATCCAATTGTAGGCATACCTTTAGCGTTAGCCTATTCTAATTCCGGGCAAATAAATGTGAATGAAAATTCTAATGAGATATATGTAGATGCGAGCATAAACGGTACAAAAGTTACATGCCATATTTTAGGATAAAAACTATGAAAAAGTTATTATCAATTATATTCCTATTATTTATCACAATCCAGATAGGCTTCAGTCAAGGTAGCTATTGGAATCTGGTGATGAACAAACTTGTGCCAATAAATTCGAGCTGGAAGCTGGCAGATTCTTTAATCACTGGGACCCGATTCTTACTCGCGAGCGATTCAACGGGTGATAACGGATATACGAAGAACTGGAAACTGGGAGGGTATCAACCTATAAGTAATAATCTTACAATCTATGCAGGTATTACTCCAAGTGCTGATGCTCAGACATTACTTAGTAGAACATTTGCTCAAATGCGGGCTGATATAGGTGCATCAGATTCGACTATTTCAAGAGACACCACTTATTCTGAAAGTGTCAGTCAAATAACTGAAGGAGATAATATAACTGTTGAGAAGCATGGTAAAGGATATAAAATCAATTCTACTGGTGGTTCAGACTTTAATGTCTGCGATTCAACATTAGTGTTCAATATAAACAGTTTTCCCGGTGTGGACGCAACGGGGGCAGACACATGCCAAACATCTATACGATCTGCAATAGATTACGTTACCTCGCTTGGTGGGAAGATTTATTTCCCGCCAACAGGAATTTATTTAGTTCGAGGCAGGTGTCTTAATTATCAGAGTAAAGCCGCTCTTAACGTTGAAACAGTAATTGAAGCTGGTATTAATCTGCCAAGCAATGCACATTTAATTCTTGACGGTACAATACAAGTCATGACCGATACACTTGCGATTAACTGTCCTATTCTGATTTCTAATGGAGTTAAAAATGTAACAATCGAAGGCAGAGGGAAAATCAGAGGAGATAGAACTACTCACGATTTTACAAAAGATCAAGAGATTAGTACTACGCATGAGTTTGGACACTTAATAGTAATGGGAAACTGCGATAGCATTGTTATCAGAGATATAAACCTTGTTGGGGCTACGGGTGATGGCATATGCATATATAGGCAAGGTCAAGTGTATTTGGAATATTTCAATTATACAAGAAATTTCCCGACCAACGTATTAATTGATAATGTGCAAATAGATTCTTGCCGCAGAGTTGGGATAAATAACTGCTTTGGCGAATATATAACTATACGTAATTGCAAATTTAATTATATCGGTATAGACGATGGCTATGAAGATGGTGTCGCACCTCGTGCAGCGATTAATCATGAATCTGGTCTTGGTAAAAAAGCAGAGCACATAAAGATTGAAGGTGGCTTTAGTGTTGGCTGTAGGGGTGGGGTTAATTTATTCGACGCCAATTACATAGTCTGTCAGGGTTTCATTACCGATGCTGTAATAGCAATGGGCTACGCTTGCAATGGTTCTATCACTGGTTGTGTGGCAAAGTCAATAAGCAGTATAGGTGCAAGACCTAACAGTCATGGTGAGTTCACCTATGCTGGCGATTCTTTGTCAATCACAACCGATGCAAATCATGGTTACTCGGTAGGCGATTCTGTATCTATGGATATTTTAGTTTCAACAACAAAATACAAAATTGCAGGTGGGACATTTGTTATTACTTCTTCTGCCGCCGCAGATGAGTTTGTAGTGCATAAAACATCGCTTGGCGCAACGTCTGGATATGTTAGACTATTGGGTAGATATACTGTAACCGATGATGTTGTACACGTAGAATTTCCATACACGCACGACTTGGGGCCGGGAGAACCAATACATGTAACCTACCGACACTCTAATGGTATTGTGCAATACAATGGAGACGGAGATCCGGAAATGGGGAATTTCATTATCACGTCTATTGACTCGCCAACGAATGCTTCAAAAGGTTATTCGTATATAGACGCAGATGTAACTACGTCAGCAGGAGCGTTGTATGACCGATTCATCGAAAATAATTTTGAAATTGCAAATAATACTATAACAAACGGTGGCATAGTTTTAGCGGGGCATAACGTAAATTGTCATCACAACATTATACAAAATGCGGAGAATGGTATTTATGCAACTGCTTTTTTCAACGGTAAAATATCAAATAATATTATCAGCAACGTAAACAAAGGTATATATGCCTCTATTGTTCAAACTGAAATTTCTGAAAATAAAATTTATAGTTCGGGTTCAACCGGAATACAATTAACCGGGGGAAGAGATATTACGTTGTCGGGTAATAAAATTTATGACAGTTATAGGGGGATATATATTACAGGTTGTAGTGCGCCTCGTATTATTGATAATACAATAGACGTTACTGGATTTACAAAAACATCAGCCAACGACGGTATATATATATCTGCATCTGATTCGGCGAGAATACTTTTGCAGGGCAATAAGTTAATAAATTATTCGGGTTCGCAAGGATTTGATATTGATGCAAAGGCAGATATTATAAATAACTATATTATTGACTTTAAAGGCACAACAGCAATAGACCTTTCAGTATCGGGAGCGACAAGACAAAGAAATAATATAATGGATAACTACATTTCATTCACACGTGGCTCCGCAGGTGGAACGGGAATCCTGACTTCAGGTGATTCATTGGCAATAATTAAGGGTAATACTATCTGGACTACAAATAGTAATGCGGTAACAACAGGTATCAATACATCTGGTAGTGTATATAGTGCAATCAAACTTAATGTCTTACGCTCTGGTGCTATGACTCATCACGCAAGCGATACACTGCAACTTAATCTTGTAGGTGACACTTTTGATCCGCCGCTGCCGGGATTGTATAAACATTTCTACGCCTTGATAGATACGCCCTTGTATAGATACACTCAGGATTCTATTATTGCTCTGACATACAAAACAACGGAGGCAATTACTATCGCAGGTATTCAGATTTCCTGCGATGCCGATCCAACCACAGAAATTGCAGGTAATCTTGTTTATGCTGATGATTTAATTACAAGAGCAAATCCGGTTATAATCAATTCAGTCAATACGGCAACTGGTGTGTTAACTGATGTTTCAATCACGAGTGCAAGTGTGGCAGCAGGTAAAGCGATATACTTACGTTTAACTGCTGAACCTGATGCGGCAACCAAATGGGTGTGTGTGGATGTGGTTTATAAAGCAGCCGGATACTAAAATGAGCACAGATCTCTACGTCCGGCTTATTTTTAAGACTGAGATATTAATAAATTTCAAAGGAGTATCAAATGCCAAACGATAGCAAAAAATCATTGAAACCACCGAAGGAGTGGTGGGATAAAAAATATGCAGAGATCAAAAAGGGAAATCCGGATTATACAGACGAGCAAATTCGGTCAACCGTTGGAGCGATCTGGTATAAAGAAATGTCTAAACACCAGCGAAGCGAAAAACGCGAAGCCGAAGGAAAAACTTATGGCAAAGCTCCGGAGGCGGGAATAAAAAAGTCTATTCCGATGTTTTCTTTCATGCGGAAAAGTCAAAGTCATAGTCTCAAAGCAGAATTAGAAATGAATAAAGAAGAGTCTTCAATTCCGGCAATCGTATGTGAATATTATGGGAAGAATGGGAGTTTTGAAGAACTGCGTGTAGTCACCGCGATGGAGGTCTTGGAAAGTCCTGATAAATACGACAGCCGGACCTTTGCGCTTCTAATTCGGAATCTTGGTCGAAAGCTCGTATACGAATATAGTTCAGATGGTCAAGTAAAATGTATACAAGTTATAATTGATCTGGCTGAAGAACTTGAAGAACGACTAAAAGAAGAAAAGAAGGCCAAAGAAAAAATACGAGAAGAGACAAAATCGGAACCCGTAATGCAAAGTAACTGGCAGAAGAAAGAAGAGTATTTTATGGGTAAAAGTATCATGGAGCTTCCAGTAGATGTTGATTGTATAGAAGACTATCTCAGCGATGCGCCTGAATTGGAACGCGATGGAGAGTAATGGCATACGAACTTACATATAATGATCCATTGATTATATCTTTTGATCTACCAGATAGATTGTTGGCATTTGTAGACCAATTCAAAGGAGACTTACAGAATTCTATCCCAGAGATTATTTCTGTAACCGTAGATCAGCTTGAATTAATGTGGAAACAAGAGGCAAGTAATTCATTAAAAGATGCAAGCGGGTATAACACATCTTTTTCTCGTGAGGATATCTCTCCATTTCATGTAAGACTTGAAAACAACCATAAAGCTGTATGGTTTTTGGAATTAGGTACAAGCCCATTTGATATGAAGAGGATGCTCGATACTGGAAGCAAAGTAAAAATGTCGCAAAAAGGGAATCGATATATCCGGATTCCATTTGAGGGTAAAGTCAAAGACTATATAGCCGGAGGGGTATCTCAGAAAGATATCCAGCGGATGAAAGGGTCAAGATTTTCGATAGATGATCAAGGGCGGAGAATAACTTTATACGGTGATAGATTGCATACGAATGTTGGAATAAAGAGAAAATATTTTACAGTCCTCAACGCGCCGAGAAGTAAATTTCCGAACAAAACAAATTCTCCGAACATGGGCTTTGCTCCGTATACAGAATACAAGTCAGCAACAACAATTGACTATACCTGGAAGTCTTCTCCGTATGAAGGTGCAATTAAGATGGTAGATTTTCAAGGAAAAACAATAGGAATGCAGACATTCAGGACTATATCTGATAACAGTGATCCCGAAAGCTGGATCCATCCGGGAATCAGAGCATCACACATTGCTGAAAAAGCTGTAAATGCAGTTAAACCCCAGTTTGATGCCGAGATAAGTAGGGTATTACAACCTATATTTGACAATTTTGAACAATCATTTAAAAATGCTGGTTTCGATTAGCCGGTTTCTCCCCTGCCTAAGCTATTCGTGCCAGAAAGCCCTATTAGATAGGGCTTTTTTGTTTTTCCGCTATCTACCACAAGGTGAAATGTGTAAAAACTATATTTGTATAGAACTTTTGATTTACTTTGCTTCATTTAACAACAAAATAAATAATGGCAACTGAACCATTAACATCATTCACCGTGATCAATGATGCAAGAGGATACGGTGGAATTCTTTTCCTCAACTGGATCTATCCCGATAATTTACCAACAAGTTGGAAACTCTATATTTTTAAAAAGCAAGGTTCGTATGTAACAACCGAACAAATAAACGACTACTTCAGTGGTTCACTTGATAGCACAGAACTCGACAAACTTGGAATTTATGTCTATAACAATTTGCCGATGAAAACAGGTTTTCTCGGATTAAAAGACTTTGTTGTAGAAAATTCAAAAGAATACTTTTACAAAGCCTTAATACGAGATACGGCACTGAACGTCAACTCAGAGATACTTTCTGCAAGCTGTAAGCCTGAGAGCAATATTTATATACGAGTGTTCGATTCAAAGGATATAGTTGCAAAAGCTGTGGAGAAAACATTGCAGGCTGTAAAAACCGTAAGTGGATTCCATCCGCAAATAGAGAGAGATATTAGAGTTTTTAAATCTCATAACGAGAGACAGAACGAAGACAATTTTTTCGTCGTAAGCCGTGTAAGCGGACAGAATATTAATCGTACACTATCGAATATTATTGCTGAATTAGAAGATGCAAAATTATTAGGTCAAATAGATTACGATGTTTTACAGGTCGAATGGATATGTATTGGTGTAGGCGAACGAAGGGACAAATATAGCCTGATCATGAAAGTTATGAGACCTATATTTGAGCATTTCGCAATTCAATTAGGGGACGGTGCGGTAGGTAAGGTAGAAACAATTATGCTCGGCGATAGTGACATTCGATATGGTGGAGACACTGGAGCACCAGCACTTCGCGGAGTAATGAATGTAGTGATTCAATTGGAGCAACTGGTTCAAATTGGCAGGTCAGACGTGGGAAGCTGGGAAGAAATTCAAAATACTTATTCTTAGGAGAGTATCATGAGTAAAACAAATCGTTCTCGACAATCACAATCGCAATTGCAAAGCAACAATGTTGACAGAATTGATCTTCATACATTTATTAATATTAAAGGTTATTCTGTAGCAATTGAAAACAGGATTAAGATATTCTTGGGTAATAAATTATCCGAGAGAACAACTGAAGAATGGGAAAACGTCTATTCACAGGCAATGAATCGAATAACAAAGTAATTAAAAATTTCTAAGGAGATAAAACAATGTTAATATTAGGCAGTCAAACTATTCTCGTGCCAGGTGTCTGGGCGATAACAAAAATTATCCAAGAAGGCGGAAACGCGCTTCCGATCTTCAATGTTGGAGTTATAATTGGAGAAGGGGTGAGAGGTGTGCCGTATACGCCAGGACATGGTGCAAGCCCGACAATGACGGCAGATGAATTTATTCTCCCGTTTACGAACACTACTGATTTAATTAACCAAGCAGGATTCGAGGGAGATGCTAACGCAGTGACCTTCATGCGTTATGCAAAAAAGAAAGGTGCTGGCAAGGTTTATTTTCTAAATGTCCGGCCTTTAACAGGGATGAGGGGTGGCGTGGTGCAAAATGCGGTTACAGGTGCGGTATTGACAGTATCTATTGGTGCGGGTGGAACAGGATATCGAGTAGCTGATATTCTGACAATTACTGGAGGTGGAGGAAATTGTACTCTGAGAGTAGCAACGATTGATACAGGCGGTGTGGTCTTAACCGTGACAATTGTCTTTGCGGGTTCCGGTTATAGCACGGGCGATGGAAATGCAACCACAGCGGATCCAGCGGGTGGAAGCGGGTGTACAATAGATATTGACTCGGTTGATACCGGCCAGAACTGCTTGACATTTGCATCCAGAGATTATGGTGCATTTGTCAACGACACATCGTTGACGATTGCAACATCCATACACACGATCATTCCGCCAAAGAACTGCACTCTTTTAACAGCGAATAGCGGTACCGGAAAGACGATAGAAGTTGGTGACGTAGGAGCTTTTAAGGTTGGAGAAACAGTATACCTCACGAGTAATGCCTATGCAGCTCCAGTAGCAGAAGTTATAGAGGCAATTAATTACGATACGAATGAAATAACATTCGAGGATGCTATATCAGTATCGGCATTGACCTCTGATTATGCACGTATCTTCCAGGAAGACACGGACAACGAAGAGGTGAGTGATGCCCTCACTACCAAACAATTGGTAGAAGAATTTTATGCAACATCAAAATATTTATCCGTCGAAGTATCAGCGGGTATCACGGTAATGCCTGTAACAAAATCGAAGACTTATATTCAAAACCTTACGAGTGCAACAAAAGCAACGACTCCAGCGACACAAGCAAGCGACTGGCAAAATGTGGCAGATGATTTCAACCGATGGAACAATGAATTCGCGCTTGTCAATAAAGTATATTTAAGAGTGCTCGGTTTGACAACAACAGACAGTGCAAATCATGCAGCATTCTCGGCGTTAGCTATTGCTCAACGTGCTCTCAACAAGCCGATTGCAGTAGTAGCAGGATGTGAATTAGGTGATTATGCACTGGCAACTTCAAATGCTGATTCATCGATTGCTCGTGCCAGAGCATTAAACGATGAGAATTTTCAACTGGCAGAAGTTGGACTCGACGGATATTCGGCTGGGCTTTCTTTGGCCGGTGAGTTATTCGGAATGCGATTAGCTAACAGTGTTAATCATAATCAAACATGGGACGAAGTAGTTGCATCGTCAGTTGAAAAATTTTATTTCCAGGATGATGCGGATTATGAAACGCGGATAATTTCCGGAGTTGTGACAATACTTGCGACAAAAGACGGATTCAAAATATCGCAAGGCGTTAATACTTATCAGGATCAATCCACGACATTTAATGAAAACACGAAGAAAACATATCTTATCCAGAATAGGGATGTAGCTGATTTTGATTTAAGAGCTATGATTGAACTATTAGAAACAGCGAACGGTCAGGACGGATTGACAAAAGAATCGCTTGCTAACCTGGTAGTTAAACAAAGCGATATCCTTGTATCGGGCGGGATAATAACTTCATACTCGATAACCGACATCACAAAATCAGGTAACGCTTGGACCGTGAAACGTCAGGCAAGTGTTGATAGTCCGACAGACTTTATAGGTCTTGAAAATACAATTTTGGTAAACTAATGAGGAGATAAAATTATGTCACAGGTAAAAATTGCCAATCCTACAGTAGATTATGACCGTGCATCGAATGGGTCAGCTCAAGCCGGGCTACTCGTGAGAGGTGATCCAACTAAACCGGACAATATCATTGCTCGATGTTCAAATATAACCTGGAGGGTAGGATTTAATATTTCCGATATACCGGAAATCAATACACGAATCTCAAAAGAGACTGCATACGGTAGGCAGGATTTAGTAACTGGTCAAATAGGACTTGTTATGACGTTGAGAAATAACGATCTCCTACCGACTTCCCGGACGTTAAAAGATGATGATGATGAAATGACTCTTTACCTTATGAGTGGTGATGATCATAAACTCACTACTCAGGACGGAAAAGTTATCAGTGATGTATTTGTCGGAGTTAAAATCAGCGATAAAGCAGGCGGAGCAGCGGTCAATCAATTACGCATGACAAATGTAGGTTGGATTGCCAGAGATCACATGACTGGCGGTGAATGGAAATTAAAGAATCCCGCAACTCCGTATCCAGCAACAGTATCATAACCACATAGCTGGGTAATGTAGAAATATATTACCCAGCTATAAAACTAAAAGAGGAGAAAACAGACTATGGAAACGAAGACATTTGAGGTTGAAGGAATAGGAAAGTTTGAATTTTTACCGGAACTTCCCCATACTATATTTTTCATGGACAAACGCAAAAGAATGATATCTTTTGTGGGCGGAATACGGAATTTACTTACCCTCGAAACCATGATGAACGATGGACTTGATTATGATGAAAAATCAAGAATGTATAAAGCGAAAGAATCGGCAGATGAAATGACTCAAAAACTTGGTTTTGCAGCCCTGTTTGAGTATAATCGCGCTGGATCTATGGTTGAGATGCAAGACCATATAGTAAAGTACCCTGAAGGTAAAACACTTGAACGACTTTTGCCGGAGGAATTCGCAAAAGTAGAAGAGGAGTTTAGTAAACAGTTATCTTCCTTTCGCGATAAGGGTAAAGAAAAAACAGAATCTTCTTCTTCACCTTCTCAATCTCAAGGATGATAAGCAAAAAATACTTTCAATAACATTTCAGGAGCAAGTAGATAAGTATAAAAGAGTAGTTAGTATTTGGAAGCGGAAATATAATTTGACATCTAATGATCCAAGATACTTAACGGCAACATATACAAATATACTGACAGATGTTCTGGAAGAGGTTGTAGGTAATTTTGTTGAAAACTTTGAGATGTGGGATGATGAAACCAATAAAAAACTTAGAGAGCAAATAATTAATCCGAACTTTGCTGAGGAGGAACGGGAACGTCTTGCTCAGGAAATTCAGAATTTGTTTGGAAAACAATAATGGCCGATGATTTCTCAAAAAAATTAGGTATTGATGTAAAAGCCAATCTGGATCCCTCTGGTTTTGAGAGAGGAAGCGATAGGATTATAGCAAGCGCGGAACATCAAAGAACGGCGTTAGAGGCACTGAGAAAATCTTCGCAAGAACTTCAACAGTTACAACAAGTATATTTAAAGACTCCGGAACTCTATGCTCAACAAAGAGCGCAGTATACTGGAAGAGGAGCTTCAATATTTTCGCCTGAAGCGGAAAAGTTAAGACTTGCATCACTTGAACATCAAATTAGATTAGCCGGAGGCACAGCTCCGACAATAGCTGGTGGTGGCACAATTGAAGAGTTAGAGCAAAGGGATATTACAACCAGGCGGTTGAGGGGATTGGTTGAAGAAAAATTTTCTCAGTTCGGTGGTATGTCAAGAACTCAAAGAAAAGCCTTAATGGGTGACGTACAACCGCACATTCAAGAACTTCAAAGACGATATGGAGCGACACAATCCTATTATTCTGGCAGAGTGAGAGAGGCTACTGCGGAATTTGAGGCAATGTCTGGAGAGGATCAGTTAAAGAATCTTGATGCATTCAATCACAAGATTCAGGTTTACGAGGATAATGCCAGAAAAGCACGGGTAGCATCCGACGAATTAGCTAAATCGACTAAGAAATTCACGGAAGAGGCGGGATTAGCGTCAAAATCGATTCCAGCTTACGCTGCAAGCGTCGTTAATATGGGAATAACCATTGGACAAGGGATAGCTCAAATATCTCGTGCAGGTGCGCTTGCGTTCGATTACAGCAGTCCTTATGCAATGTATTCAGCTCAACAACAGTTTGAGATCCAGCGGAGCAAGACTTTATGGAATACAGGAGGTTCCATAATAGGTCAAATTGGCGGTGCAGCGGTAGGAGCTATGACAGGAATAAATCCTTTTGCTGCAAGCTATATAGGTGGAATGCTCGGTGGGGGAGCTGGAGATATTATTTCTACGTTCTTAAATATCGAACCTGAAAGACAATTGAAATACATGGGACAGATGTATGGTAAATCGAGTCAAGCTGTGGATATGTTTACAGGAATTCAAGGTCAGGAATACGGTATTTCTCGGCGGACCGCAGCAACTCCAGCGCAAATTGCAGCAGTGCTCAGGAGATACGGTAACTTAGGTATTGATCAAGCACAAGCAGCTCAAATAGCAAATCAGTATGTGAATGCTACAGGCAGTATGAGTGTTGCTGGTTTAGACGAATGGATTAATATGTATGTCCGGACGGGAATAATGCCTCATGGGTTATTAGAAAAAATTTCCGGCGGAAGTTCGGTTAACATGCTTGCAAACGCAGGATTAGCAATGGGATTACCGAGAGCGAGATATGCTGATCTGAGTCAATTTATGCAACAAGCTACAAGTGTTGCTGGTAGGTTGTTTACCAATCCTATGGATATAGAACGCGCAACATCAATGACGATGATGTTACCATATACACTGTATGGTGAAGGCGTGGGATCAAATAGGTGGGCAACATCCTTTGAAGGTATGCAACAAATAAGTCAAGGTTTCCAAGCATTGGGACAATCAAAGAATACTGGGGAGCAAGCATTTCTTTTTAACGCACTTAATCAAAGCGGTCAAAGTTGGCGAGAGACACTATTAAGAATGCAAGAAGGAATTTACGGTAAAGGAAATTTAAGGGACATATTGCAGTATACCCGTCGAGCATACGGTGGACGCGGTGGAGATGCATTGTTTTCGATGTTGTCAGAAAAAGGAGTTAACCCAGACATCGTAAGAAAACTTGTTGGAGAATTTGAAGGAAATTATAGCGGGTTAATTGCACGTATCGGCGAAGGTGCGGTCACAGAAAAAGACCTTTATAAAAAACTTGGTATGACAGAAGTATCTCCATTAGCGAGAATTAAAGCAGGAGAATCGATAGCCGTGACTGAATCGGCAAGAGGCATGGCTGAAGCCTTTGCTACCGGACTTGCTCAATTCAATGTTCAGGTAGCAAGATTAGCTACTGGAGCTGATACACAGAGAAAAATTCAAGATATGCTGGGTAATGTTATACGTTCGGTTGAAGAAGCATTTCAATCGCCAAAGCCAGCAAAACCGTTAAATCAAAACGATTTTTCGCCAGAAGAATGGGAGAGAATTCAACGTGTAAGAAAATCAATGCAGTCTCTTGTATTGCCAGACGGAAAGAAAATTAACTTCACTGTAGAAACAACCACAACCGTGAATCTTGATTCGATTTTAAGTACAGTGCCAAGATCACAATATAGAACTACATTTCCTTCTCATCCATAATGATAAATAATCCAGACATAAGACGGCCAAAGCCAATATTTTTAAATCTTTCACCAACAATAGAGGGAATGGATGATCTATCAGATTATGCAATGATGATCCATACAAAAAAGAATTTGTCTACAAACGCCGGGACATGGGAAGCAACATTAGTGCCCTCACCTTATGCTCAAGAGAGGATAAGCAGAGCAGATTTTCAGAATATTGTTTATCAAAGTATACGACCAATGGATTGTGTTATACTCGGTCAGTGGGGAAAAGGATTCGACGATGATGACGAATATTCACCTCAGCATTTCATGTTTGGTTTTGTAGATAATGTATATCGATCATTTTCAAGGGTAAACGGCAGAATAGAACGAAGCGTTAATGTAAGAGGACGGGACGCGACTAAGTTGTTTCTTGTAGATAATATTGCGAATGCTCCAGAGCTTGCGACTAATCCTGATCTTATGGATGCGTTCGTTAATAAAAAGGTTTTAGAATTTTTACAGTATTTGCGCGGGACCTTTAATGGCAAAAGTATTTTTATAAATAGCTGGCTTCCGCAAGTAATATACTGGTTGCTATCAAACGCACCATCAATGAGAATAGGATTAGATTATTTACAAGGAAAAGAATCTAACAAGGGAGATCCGAATGATTTATTGAGTCCTGCTGATTTATTCCAAACGTATTTAATGGCAAGGGCTGATGAAAAGGTATACAACATACCGATGTCTATTTACTCAGGCAGTCTGTTAAATTATTTCACGAGCGTGATTGATCCAGCTTTCTACGAATTATGGATTGATACTATGCCATATAATTCTCCGGCTAATTCATCTGGAATGACAAGACCATGTTTGATCATGAGACCCAAGCCTTATGATTATGAATGGGAAAAAACGAATTCAAAAGGTGAAGATTTGTTAAATGTGTTTTGTGAATTAAGTAGTAGTAATCCCCTATCATCGATAAATAAATGGAACGAAACAAATAATAAAAATTATAATTGGCAAAAATTTATCCATCCAATAACAGCTTGCAGTTTTACGATAAAAGATGAAGACGTAATGCAATGCAATCTTGGCATTTCAGATGAAGAGATATTCACCTTGTTTCGTGTGAGTGGAAAAGGTGATATTATTGGGACTGGATCATTGGCTACGTTTGGATTGAATTTTCCACTTATTGACGCTATGATGATGAAGTCTTATGGATTGAGAGAATTATCGCTTGAAAGTGGTTTAATACCGCCTTCGGTTGACGATCTATCTCAGAGATTTAATACTAAACTTGGAAATATCGTACAGAGAGAAGAAAGAGAAGAATATGCTGAAGCATGGGGGAGCAACATATTGACTACATTGGGAGTGTTTAAGAAAGAAGATATTCCTAATTATGTGGAAGACTGGGATAGGCAATTAAAAAACAATGCTCTGCTTAGACTAATCACTACAGAAAAAAGAGATAGATTATGGAGAATGAATAGATACAATCACTTGCTTGAAAGTGGAACTCTGACAATCAAGGGCGGCAATGTTTTTGTTGGGCAGAAAATATTATCTTCTTTGGATTCAGGTATATTTTGGACACGAGGATTATTTGATCCACAAACAAGGCAAAGAAATTCTAAGAGTGGAATGGAGTTTTATTGTGTAGGCGTAGAGCAACATGCTGGCTGGGGACAGACCTGGAAGACGGGATTGTCTTTAACACGAGGTGCAAATATGAGTGAACTACAATCATATTATACTAATCGTCACTTAGACAAAGCTAATGGTAGTCAAAACCAGGTCTTCGCAAGAAATACAGAAGGCGAATCAAGCGCAAAGGAGTTATCGTAAAAATGTCAGGTTGTTATAGAATAGAGCAGGATGGATTTGTCAGTGAATACGAATATGAGCAGTTAAGAAACAATGACCAGCGTATATTTTATCCGGTCACTGGGCACTTTGTGAGGCTGAAAAATAATCCTCAAGCGTTATTTTTATTTGATGATTCAGCAAGGTTATTTCATTCAATTGATAAAGTAAGTTTTCTGCACAAAGTTAGTAATCCAATTGAAGGCCATAAAATATATCCGCGACCATTTATAATTGATCAAACTCCGGATGAAAAGAGGATAAAAGGATATCAATTTGGATCTATAATAATCAGCACTGGAGACAAAGTTCTTATATCGTATGTTAATGGTAGCATTTTCAATCCGTTAGTTATAGGCTCTATAGAACCATTTGGCAGTTTTTACCAGAATAAATTTTTATTGACCAAGCCCGATGAATGGGAACAAGAAAAAAAGAGATTAGAAAACGATGATTATATTCTCGAGTACAAGGACGATGCGAAAGGTGAGCTGGTACTTAATTTAATTGCTAAGTCTGCGGGTACCGGGAATATTACACTGAATTTAACCGGCACAGAAGGCAATGGCAAGGTGACTTTAAACCTTAACGGAAATGTTGGTATAAACCAGGTAGACGGAGATGGGAAGGTAAAACAATCAATTACTATGAATTATGGTAATGGTGGGATAAAAATTAAGGGTAAAACAGACGGAAAAGAAGAATATACTCTTTATGGTGAGACGGTAAAAGATAAGCTGGAAAAAATTATTGCCGCAATAAAAGCGTTAGTATTTATGACCAATACGGGAACCACAACTGGATTAATACCAGCATCGATACAGGAACTCGATGATATCAATCAATCACTTAATGAAATACTGGTGGATTAATGGCTATTAATTATGATAAAGGGAGTTTAAAGAACTCTATAAAAGCCGTGTTAGATGCAGCATCCGAAAGAACATCTGACCCTGCACAGAGTAGAGATGATATTGCTGGAGCAATTGCGGACGCGGTTGATACCTATGTGAAAAAAGTGATTCAAACAGCGAGAGTAAACCATGCTTCAGGAACAGTTAATGGTGTAGCACCATCCGGAGGTGGACCTATAACGGCTGGAACGGCGAGCGAAGGAGTGATATCCTAATGGGTGCGATAAATTTGAAAAAAAGTGATGCAATAGTATTCCAGCTCTTGAGAAAAAACCTTGCCGGGATAGATGAACCAGCGAGAATCTGGAAGGAAATTAAAGTTGTGACACTGGCAGTTAAACCATCGTTCATAGATTATAATTATAGGAATCGATCACAAATAAATCAGACTCAGGAAAGAAGTGGTTTTGTTGACAAATATGGTATGCTGTTTACTCAGGTGAACATGGGTGGATCCTTTGGTATACAACCAAGACGTGTAGGATTATCATTAAAAGACGGGTATACACGATTGATGGAGTTTAGAGATGAAATAGTCAAAAAATCGAATAGAGTGAACGATGAACTTGATCAAAAAGAAGGAACAAGCCAGATTTTCGGTGGGAACAATCTGGGAAGCGATGCAAATGCAAAATATGTTTATGCTGTGAACTTTTATGATTTTATCAATAATGAAATGTTTGCTATCGACATAACTACATTCAGCATTCGCTTGGATTCAGCTTTTAATACCGTGATGCCAACGTATAAGTTAGGTTTTCAAGAAATTGGCGATGTCATAAAAGTAAATACGATGGATGGAGTACTGAGAGCGTTATTGGCCGTCTCTTCGGTTATGGATACAATTGAAAACGAGATTAATTATGCATCAGATTATATAACAAGTTCACCTATATTCCAAGCAGTTGAATTCGGGGTAACGATGGTCGAAGACATTATAAACCAGGCAAATAATCTCAGCGACACAATCATTTTATACGCCGCTGCGACATCCGGGATAGCAACATCGATCAAGAATAGACAAATAAACACAGCTTTACAGTTTTCATCCGTAAAGGGTTAATCGTGGCAGAAAAGTTATCACAATATTATAAAGAAGTGGAGAAAGCACTTTATCTATTTGAGACCACTTTGAACACATTGGAAAACAAGATATTAAATCTTCCAGATGAAGACGTGGATTTGGTAGAGAACGATTATTCTGGTGCGGTCTATGCGGTTCAGAATGCGGTAAACAAATTAATGATTCTCGATAATATTCATAAATTTGAAAAGATAACAAAAAGCCAGATGCAATATTTATTTAGCTCCTATGATTCCGGGAATGGAATAAATAAGATAGTTACAGACATTGAATACATAGTAGCAACTTATGACACGATTAGAACTATAGAGCAGAAATTCAATGTACCGTGGCTTAAAATTCAAGATTATAATAACATTTTACCAAGCGAGGTTGTCACGGGATTAGCTATACGGATACCGATAGAAACTCCAGTAGATCAGAATACAATTCGAGACATACCTACGATTGGTGATCAGCAAGGGAATAACATACTGGGCGTAGATTTTACAAATGATCTGAAAGAAGGTGAAGACGGAGATTTTAAGACGTTAACACCAGAAGAATCGTTCAAACAATCGGTTGACAACAGACTTACATTGATGCCAGGTTCAGTCCCGTACTATGAAGAAATAGGCTTTGACCCTAAAATTCCAGAAGGTTATAACAATGAAGAAATCGAAAGCATATTGCAATTAAGAATCATAAACGCACTTTCGGACGATAAAAGGATTAAAAATATATCTATTTCAGACCAGACAAAAAATAAAACTTCTCGACAGTTCAGTACTAATATTCAAACAATCAGTGGACAGCAAATTGAACTCCCTATTTAATGGATAGCCCATGAGAACTCAAAAGCAAATAGAAACAGGTATTTCGCAACTATTTTTTTCCTGGCAAAGCAAAATAACAACCTATGCAAAAGGAAGTTCTGTACGTGCGCTTATAGTTGCGGTCTCCGCTTTCATTTTTGATTTATGGAACGAAGTTACACAAATAAAAAGAAAACTATTCCCCAGCACAGCAATTGGCACGGATCTCGACGATCTATTAAGTGAGCACGGGACAAAAAGGCTTGAACAGGTAAGTTTATCAACTATACTTGTATTTGGCAGTAATGAGATTGTAAAAAGTAATAGTACTAGCGTTGGGTTAAATTATTTGACAGACACGACACAATACTGGGATATTAATGAGCATACTGGTAAAATATTATACGATTCCAGCACAAATGAATATACAATAGTATCAAACACGAGTAATACTCTGGTTATATCCGGCACTCCAGCAAGTGGATTATATTATATCTTCCCAGTTGTGCCAGTAGGGACGGCAATATTGTCTAATATATCCGGCGTAAAATATCTTACCACTTCAGAGGTTATAGTAGGTAAGTCAAACCCTGTTTTATTGGCAAGAACAAATTCAATTGCATTAGGAAATAGAACTATTGCAACTTGTGAACAAGCGGGAGACGAAGGAAGAGTGCAAGCGAATGAACTTACTGTATTTGATACCGAGATTTCAGGTGTCAATTCCGTAACGAATCCATTGCCGTCACAACCGAGAAGCAGTGTAGACAGTGAAAGTGACGATGCTTTTAGACAAAGAACGGCGATGCTCATATCTTCTTATGACATAGGTACTCAAGCATTTTTTGAAAGTCTGGCAGTAAGAGGAAACAATAAAGTTTTGAGATCAATAGCAAAGAAGAATATACTTACAGATGGAGTGCAAATTCATATTGCTACACGAAGCGGAGAAGAATTATCAGCGGGAGAATTAACTACGCTTGCGACTTATATTTATGATAGAAGCCGTGCTTTCGATGCGGTAGATTGTGTTAATATGGTAATGACTGATATATTTGTTGATTTAGAATGCGCGTTACCACCGGACGTTACTCTCGAAGATTATTATAACCAGGTAGCAAATGCGTTGGCCGATTATTTTGATTATTCAAAGTGGGATACCGATGATTCAATCATTGACGATGATTTACTCGTGATTATAAAAGCTATTGATACAGATGTTGACATTGATCTCAGCACGTTTATGGTAGAGGCATCTAAAGATAGCGTATTTTTTGACAGCAAAAGAATAGAGTTAATAGATTCGTTGCCGAGATTTGCAAGACTGAGAATTAAGGATACTATTTTAAACGAAACATTGGATTATGTTTTGAATTCGTATCCAATATCACAACAAAATGATCCCTTATTAAATCCATACGCATTCCAATAAAGAGGTAATAATATGTCAGTCACAGTCAAGTTTTTTCGTGGGTTAGAAGCCGAACTTCCAACATTGGAGGACGGGCAACCAGGTTGGACGACCGATACCCACAAATTGTTTGTAGGTTCTGAAGCTGGCAACATTGAGCTTAGTGGTGGTGGAGGTGGTAGTAGTGGAATAATTTCTGGGAATGCTACGCTGGGCGCAGATGGAACAGTAACCGTGCTTAATGCGAGTGTAACTACAAAAGAAAAAGTGTTCCTCAACCGCAATTCAGGCAATAGCAATGAAGCTATTTACGTGAGTGCAGCAGTTTCCGGAGTATCTTTTACTATCACATCAACAGCAGGTTCTATTGATACAGGACTCGTTATAGGATATATTATTGTATTATAATTGTATTTTAAAAGGAGAAACCATGAAAAAACTTATTTTAATCTTAGCGGTATTATTGTTCACCTTGCCGGCATATTCGCAATGGGTGAGAAAGAATTCGGGAGGCACGGTTTCAACAACTGGTACTCGGATAAATCTACAGCGGAGCACCGATACATTACAATTAAACCTTACTAATACTATATTGAGTGGACAGGTTCCAGGAGATTTAATACCGAGATATACAGATACATATAGTCTCGGTTCGTCCACAAACTTGTGGTTGAAAGGATGGCTTTCAGAAATAGAAGCTGTATTATTTGCTGAAAATACTATCACGGTATTCGGCGGATATTCCTATATAACAAAAGATGCTGGTACGATTCAAACTGATGTTGAATCAGGAACTACTACGATTGATTTTGGTAGGACAATGACTCCCAATGATTTTGTTGTATTAAGAAATTCTGGAGAGGTTGAATACATACAGGTAGGTTCGTTAGTATCGGGCACAGCCTACAATGTAACTCGTGATCTTGATGGGACAGGTGCTAATAGTTGGGCGCAAGGGACTCCATTTGCTGTTTTAGGATATAATGGGACTGGTCGAATAGAAATGAAGTCCGGTTCAAGCGCAGGTGATACAAGAATAAGTTTATTTACACAGGGAACTACTTATAATGATCAAATAGAAAGACTGAGACTCGGTGATTTAAACCAATTGGCGGGTTATTCTACAACACATTATGGAATGTGGGGAGGAGCTGGGACAAAAACATATTTTTATATTGCAGATGATTCTACGGCGCAAATAGCTGGATATAACTTTAATGATACATCAATGTACTCTGGAGTTGGAGAGTATGGCAATTCAAATACTCCGTTTTTTCAAAGTTCTTCAGGCAGATTTTCTTTAGGGGACAAATTGACATGGGATGGTACGACTCTCGGTTTAACGGGAGAAATAGTTGTTTCAGGCACATATAGCTGGGACTCATTAGCAGATAAACCTACAACGCTTGGAGAGATCAGTCCGACAGAAGCATCGAAGTTGGCTGGGATTGCCAGTGGAGCGACTGTGGGGGCTACATGGGGAACGGATCTTTCTGGAATACCAAGTCATTTAGCAACAACTGCACCGGACAACTCTCTCTCTATAACGTCTACATTTATGGGTTTTCATGCAACTGGAACTAATTGGCCAATAAAGATTGCGAACGACGGTGGCGTAGGGAAGTTTTATGCAGGTGATGGATCCAGCAAATTCATCGATTGGAATGGAAGTGATTTAACGGTTCAAGGTAATATATATACTTCTTCGGGTGCAAAGAGAACGATATTAAGTAGTTCAACTAATGAATTGTCTTTTTATGAATCTTCGGCAGAAAAAGTCCGTATTGGTTCTGGAGTATTCGGATCAAATTCGGGTGTTCTTGTCAATAACGGTGTGGTATATTCTTTAACAACACTTGCAGATGAACCAGCAATATATGCATCAGCAAATAATGCATCTTGGGCAACCGGAGGAAGATTCGGCGCGACTGGAGCTGGCAATAATAAAGCTATAACATCAAGTGCAACTGGTGGAGCTTATAATTATTCTTTTTATGGATATTCAGGTGATATATATAATGCTGGAAATATAAACATAGGTTCAGGTTATAATTATAAGATTAATGGCACAAATTTATCCGCTGCAAACGTAGGAGCTATTGCTTTAGGAGGGGCATATACTGATTTAGATGGATACAGTAAAATAGGCACGGGTTCGACTCAAGTTGCAAGAGGTAATCATACTCATACTGGGGTTTATGAGCCTGCTTTTAGTGTATTGTCCTGGTCAAAAGGTGGTACTGGTAATAATTCATTTACATCTGGTCAAATAATAATAGCAGATAATTATGGAGACGGATATTTTACATCATCTGGTTATTATCCTACCAGTTTTGCGCCAGCAACACAGGGAGCAACCTTCGGGACCCATGATTATGCTGGATACTATGTTGCATTATCCAGCGGTGGTTCTGTAACAAAGCAATTAGAATATGTAGCAGTCACAATAAACGGAGTAACATATAATTTCTTAATAAAAAATTAAAAGAGGAGAAACATCATGAAAAAGATTATCGGTCTACAAATATTATTAATTATTGCCGGCACGATCTTGTTTGCGCAAGACAAGCAAAATATCAGTATTGCGAAAAAAGATACGTCGGTTTGGGTTAAAAAATCAATTCAAGAGAATTTTGTTCAATCGAAACTTAAAGAGCTTAATCAAATGCAGGTACAATTAGACGCGAGGAAGAAAGCTGTCGACGCAGATCAAAAAGCTATTGATGGAGCTATAAAGTATTATGAAGGTCAAATGGATCTGATTAATTTATTGTCGGATTCAGTGCTGGTAGACAAGAGGAAATTAGAGTAATAATAAAATGTCTGAGCAAATTTATAGACGTGCGAATATATTAAAGTCTTTTCAGACTCTTTTGAAGTATGATGCTTTTTCAAAGCATGATAACGACAGATTCCCCCTTCCTCTTGTCGCTTATTATGATCCAGACATCGAAGAAGTTACCTATGTCACAGAGGCAAACAAACTGCCTATTACGGCAACCGTAAACCTGCTTGCGAACGAATTGAAGATCATTGCTCAGGGTACAGTCACGATTGCAGAAGCAGGCACGCCAGTGGCATTGCCGTCAAACACGAGCGCGAAAGCCGTGATTGTCTATAATGGAAACTCAACTGGAGTAATAATTGTCGTGGGTAAAGCTACAATAGATGCTGTTTCGGAACCGCCTGTAGGACTACCGCTTGTTTTTCCATACTCTAACAGCGGTGTATTGAGAGTAATGGCTAATAGCAATGAGATATATGTAGATGCAAGCATAAACGGTACAAAATTAACTTACAGCATATTAGGTTAATGATGAATACGAGAGATACATTATTATACAGTATAGCTACGGAATTGCAATTATTGCGAGACTATATAAACAGGCTTCCAAAGGTTAAAGAAAGTAGCATAGGTGGACAACTATGGACAGATTTTTTAAAAATATTTCTCAGTAGAAGAGAAGAAAAAACAAATTATGCTTTTCCCAGCAAAACCACAGCATTGTTACACAATCTTTTTGGCGATTGTGATACCGATGAAATAGGAGATCCAATAAGTATTTTAGATTTTGAAAAAGCGACCTATGCTATCCATAAAGCACGAGGGACAGAAAATGGGATATTAGCCGATATTAAAAGAATCTGTAACAGTGTCAACGTAGAAGTAAGAGGATATCCACAAAGTCAATGTGGTTGGATAGGGGATGTTACAAGCCCGGAATTTGCGTGGAAAATTCTGGACGATACAGGAGGGAAGATCACGTTTGATTTGCCAGCAGATGGAGGTGAATTCGGGGATACTCCATCCGAGACTGTTGATGGTGGTTCCTTCGGTATACCAATAACTGAACCCGGAATAATAGAATTTATATTCACAGAGAATGCAACAACGATATTAGCGTTACTCGGTATAACAGAAAACTGGGAAGATTTAGACGGTATAACGGAAATAATGGTCACAACGGAACAAGCGAGCAGTGTTTTATTCTCTGGATTGGGCACATTATCAATGTTCGGCAAAACACTGGAACAGATAGAAGATTATTTTTCAGCCGATATGTATATAAACGCAAAGGCATTGATCAGTGTAAATGCGCTTATTTATGATCCTGACAACTCATTGTGTTATATGGATTTAGACAACATGGTTCTTATTGATGCAGAGAATAATGGTGGAAGATCATCTTTAGAGATAGAAAATATTATAAGACATGATTTTGTGCCCATAAAGTATAATATAAAAACAAACATTGAAAGAGTGCCAGTATGAAAAAGTTATTTTTATTATTTGTGACAATGATTGTCTGCACAATAGATGCATCTGGACAATCTAATGTAGAGTATACCCCTAATTTCAAATTCAGAACTATCAAAAAAGGATATACAGGGGATTGGGCTGGATCCCAGAGGGACACAACGGCAAACAGCGGATTAAACTACAATGCATTAATGAATGAAATATTGTGGAGTATGATATTTACATCGACTTATTCAGTGAATCAAACACTGAAAGACTCGGTATTAAACGGTGGTCGATTACAGCTTCATACGATAGTAGCTGGAGATAGTGTGTTTGGCAGGATATTCGTGCGAGATACCGATACAACTCTCGTGTTTTGGAATGGAGGATGGAAAGTGATTAAAGATTTAAGGTAGCTTAATTAATTATTCAACAACTAATTTAAAGGTGTTATCATGAAAAAGATAGCAATTACTTTATTATTCCTTATCGGAATAATTTCACTATCAGCTTCTCAGAACTTGCTGATAAAAACGAATGAGGGATGGAAAGCTCTTGACGGTACATTCAATTATGATAATAATAATATTTCCATACCTCAGCCAGTTACAGAGGGAGTGATATTGCCTTCGGCAAGTACTCATATTTGGGCTGCTGGTGGCTCAGTGATCGCTGATACGCTGGGGACGGACGTTTCTTGCTCTAATGGAGCACGATATTGGGTAGAACTCATGATCCCTTATAATGTGACATTGACAGGCTTGTCTTATTTAGTAGGCTCAGTGGGCGGGACTGATTCTGTGGTAGTTCAGTTATGTAGTTCAACAGGAGTTGAGGTTGCGACTTCACGAGCACCTGGTTCTGCTGCCGTAATAGTAGGAACCGCAAAACAATTTCAGAGCGTTCCGTTTACTACGCCTTATGTGGCTAAAGCAGGTCTGTATTATGCAACAGTACAATTTAATGGCACGACAGCAAAATTCAGGACATATTCAGTGCCAGGAAGCAAGTTTATAGGTGCTTCAGCGGCCGGGACCTGGCAAACGAAAGCCAACATTACGCCAGGAACGACGTTCACGGTGGATAAAGCACCTATCATAATAACGTATTAAATATTTAACGAGAAAGAAAAAGGTGAGCTTATGCAAGGCGGATTATTCAATAAATCGGGGTTATTTATAACCCTTAAAATGCTTGATACTGCATTTAATCTAAGAAGCGAGGCATTGAGTGCTATGTTTGAAAAAATGTCTTCTCAATACGGAATTATTCTTCAGAGAAGTCAATCCGCCTTGCTGAGAACAAATATCTTAACAGGAAACAATACAAATTTTGCTGCTGGTCTAGGTGACTGGAGTGGTTCAGGTACAACTTGGGATAGTGTTGGTAACAGGATGAAGATTACAAGTGGTATAGCAACCATCTATTTAAACTTATTGGCGTACGGTTATGGGACATACAGGATATCTTTCACGATGGCAACTGGATCAGTCCATTACGTGAGATTGAACGGAGAGCTTGTTACTTTTTCTTCTGGCAGCTCCATATCTTGGACTGGACTCATTACTATCACATCTGGGAATCTGGCTAATATGTCATTAAGTATTGAAGCGGATACTGGAGCGATACTATATGTAGATAATATTGTATTCGAGGCATTAAATACTTTTGTGAACTCAGATGATGGCTTCTGTTCTATCGATGGCACAGACGTGGAAATAAAAGCGTTTGATGCGATAGTTAAAGACACGGATGGCATGATGAAATCAATAATCGTTCCCAGTGATGATAGTATTGATTTTAATGGAACGCATGCAGATGGAACATGGAAAGTTCTTGCGCAGGTTAAGAAGGTTTATAATGAAGAGGGGACTATAGCATTTACTAACGGGAGCAAGAATGTAACAGGGACGGGCACGGAATTCACGAAACGTCTCGGCAGGAGAATGAAACTCGTTATAGTAGATAGCACTTTAGGTAACGATGGTGTGTATGAGATATCAACAATAACGGATGATACCCATCTCGTATTAAAAAATACATACACAGGTACATCAGAAAGTGATTTACCTTTTTCTTCAGGCGCAGTATTTCCGGATGTGAGTTTCCTACCAGCTACATATTCAGAGTACAGAGCTTATGAAATGGAATCTTATGAATTCGTAGTAACTCAGGATGCCGTAGGTTCACATCAAATATATTTATGCGATGTTGTAATAGCCGGAGGCGTACCAGTTTCAGTAGAAGACAAGAGAACGGCTTTTACATTGTCTCCTCATGCACATTATTTGTCGGACATAACAGATTTTATGGTTAAAGCTGGAAAAATCTTAGGAGAAGGAACGGGCAAAGCGGTTGACGGTGCTACAGTAGTAGTGAATGAAGCTGGCGAATTAGCTGTGGACTCAGACGGGCTGGTTGACGATGATACGATAGAGGTTGACGACGATGGAAAACTTGCATTAAAAAGTTTAGGCTATCAAATATATTGGGCAAAAATTACACAATCCGGCACTGCTGATCCAAGTTTAATAGTAGTTAAAAACGATCTCGATGGAGCTGCACCAGCGTTTACCCGTCACACGAATGGAGAATATTATGCGGACTTTGAAGGCGGTGCGGACGTTAATAAAGTGTTTGCCAGAATAAACCAAGCGAGGGGAGCACAAAAAGTATTGCAAAGTGACGTTGTATATTATTCCGGGAAGATGAGAGTTTGGATATACTCACTTAATTCAAGTTTTGTAGTTGCCGACAGTTTGTTGACTGGTGACTTGTTAGAGATTGTTGTTATGCCCTAAAGATAATAATTAGAGCACGAATCAGGTCTCTATTGGGTTACATATTATATTATAGTACATTATATTACAGTACATAACAAAGATTACTATGGCTGATATTAATTTATCGTTCAAGAAAACATTTAAAAACGAGGGTGGTTATACTCATAACTCTCATGACACAGGGAAAGAAACATATAAAGGCATCAGTATCGTATTTAATCCTGACTGGCCGGGTTGGAAGATAATACACAAAACAATTAAATCTCTGGGAATCAATAACACACTCGATTGTTCATTATCAACGAGAACAAAAATTGATAATGCTCTTGAGAATCTACCTGAATTACAAGAGCAGGTTATAAAACTCTACAAAGTTAAATACTGGGATCCACTTAATCTCGATAACGAGCCAAATCAGATTATTGCTGATTCAGTATTTGATAGCGCGGTATTGATAGGAGTTATGCGAGAAAAAAAATCTATAGAAGATGCAAGGAAGAAAGCCGATGAAATCATTTAATATATGCATACTTATAATTACTGCTTTATTCACAGGTTGTTTTCAGAAAAGTAATAATACCTATCCTCAGAGCAGAGAACTCAAAATGATTGATAGTCTGAAAACAGTGATAGCTCAAAAAGACTCCGCTTATAATGAATTAAAAAACGATTATAAAGCCTGGATTACTCTAACATTTGACACAGAAAATCATTGCCTTGTATTTGCCGAATCTGTTAAAAAAAACCCAAAAAACACTGTATTTATAGTAGGTTGGACAAAAAGGACATTCAACTGGGCGCACGAGTGGAAAAAAAATAAAAAAATAACTTGACAATAAAAAGATATCTTTTATATTACTTGTTGTTAATAACAAGTAAGTAAAGGATAAAACGATGTCAAGAACCATTAACCCCTCCAAATTTAAAAAACTGAGAAAGAAACTTGGATTATCAATTCAGGCTGTCGCGCTGGAGATGATGAATCAAGTATCGTTCAGCACACTTTACAACTTCGAGCACGGAATGCCTGTTAGCGATAAAACAAAAGAAGAAATAAATAAATGGATAACAACAAAAAATTAACCATACAACGTAAAGGAGAAAAACGATGAAAACACTGATCTATATACTTGCCGTAATAGCACTACTGTCGTTTACATCATGTGAAAAAGAATATCCGGTATACATCCAAAAAGAACCCGAATATAAAATGTGCACGGGTTTTATTTCTCAATACGGCACAGACGATCCGATAGTAACAACCACGTATAATACTCTTCCCGGCGAAATAAGATGGAAAAGGTTCGCTGTAGGCATGTATGAGGGATATCTTAAAAACGCTTTTAAACCTTATGGGAAAACAATTTGTATTATTTCCTCTGGATATGCAGGTTATTATTATTTTTCAAGAGGGAGCGATGATACTATCAATTTATATTCGTTTTCGTATTTAACCGATACCTATGCAGATAACTCAATCGAGTATGTATCATTTTTAATACTTGTGTGCCCTGAATAAACTATATAATATAAAGGAGTTTTATTATGGCAGAAGAACAATCATCTCACACAGACCAGCTTAAAAGTCTGTATACACAATATCCGAAAGATAAGTACAACATACTTTTCCCGACGGAAACACTGATGCAACTTTCCCCCCTGCAACAAGTGAACTATGAATTGTTATACATAGACCCGACACCAATGCCTCAAGGGCAAGATGTATTCAGTATTGGTAAAAAGGAATTCGATGAAAAATGGATAGAAGTATTCTCATTTAGCAAAACAGCCTTACAGAAACTTGCTCACGCAGCGGGGATCCAAATTGATCATTCCAGTTCCGGTTATATACCGACAGGCAATCCAAGAAGTGCGGGATATAAAATTGTTGGAGCAATTCAAAAGCCGGACGGCACATGGCAGAGACTAACCCAATCAAAAGTTGTGGATGTCGATGTCACAGTTGAAAAAACGAGGTTTAAATATGAAAGCCTACTTCAAGCTGGTAAACTCTCGACTGGTAGTGGAGACAAAAAGAAAATCTACAAAAACGATACGGAGGGTAAAAAATACATCGAAAACAAGATCAAAGAAGAAGAACTCAGGATTTTAGAGTTCAAAGAAGCACTGGCAGAAACAAAGGCTTATACGCGTTTAGTTAGAGCATTACTTGCTCTGAAGGGCTACTATACACGAGAGGAATTAAAAAAGCCATTCGTAGTTGTTAAGATATCGCTTAACATTCATTACATGATGTCAAACGATTCGATGAAACAACAATTGGTATCACATGCCATTGCGAGTCAGAATGCTATGTTTGGATTACCACCAGCCGAGATTCAACAACGTAGACAACTTTCACAAAACGTAGAAGTTACGGATGCGGTAGTAGTAGGGGACGATGGGGACGATGATTTAGAAAAGACTCCAAAATTAGAAATTGAACCCCAGGGTAACCCTGTCCGCGATGTTCCACTTCCAGAGGTTATTGATTTATTTAAAAAAGCAAAACCTCAAGATCGAATTGAATCACTAAAGTCATGGATTGAACGCAAGGGATACACGCCAAAACCGGGACTTCCGAAGCCAGAAGAAATGACTTTAGAAGAGCAAGTTAAATATCTTACCCATTTGCACGGGCTGAAAGATGTTGAAAAAACAGAGGAACGGGATTTAATTTTCTAATTATCAGGCAGGATGCTGTTTCGACTTTTTAATTTTCCCCCCTTAATTAAAAGGTCTAATGGTATCCTGTTATTATATTCAGCCCGCCTTAAATCGGCGGGATTATATTGCGTTCGCAAGGAAAGGAGGTATCTGAAGCAGGTGCGTATCGTTCGAGAATAGAGTGTAGAGTAAACAGCACAGCAGACTTGCAATCTGAAAGTGGAGTTCGATTCTCCAGTTCTCGATTTAAAGATACAAAGGTTTAACTGAGGTTAAATCGACGAGGCGGACATGAAAAGTTACATGCGACCGCTAAACCTAAACTAAACAACATACATCATATTAATAGAGATGATAGCACTCACGGGTGCAGAGTCATGAATGCAATTGGGCACTCTGCACCTATATTTAACTTGACAACGGAAATATTATTTATTAAAATTGAACATCATAAAACGTAAAGGTCATATATGAAAATCCTGCACATTGCTGATCTCCATTGGTCCACAAAACATCTTTCCAAATGCATCAATTCTTCCATTCAAATAGAAACTATTGCGAAAGATGAGCAACCAGAACTAATAATAATTTCCGGAGACATTCAGGATAGCATACTAACGGTCGAAGACGAAACAGCGTATGCTCCGATGCTGAAGCATATTCAGATATTAGCCGATATTTCACCGATGGTGATTTTATACGGCAATGACAATCATGACGCACCAAAGAGTTTGGATCCAATAAAACTTCTTGAAACGCAACATCCAATATGCATTTCAGATTATCCGCAAACATTATACATGCAAGATCATTATGGTGAAAAATCTTTTTACACAGAGCCAGAAGATAAAAACACTATTTGTACCATTCATACCCTTCCGTACCCTACAAAAGAATTTCTACTCCGAGAGCAAAAAGAAAATCAGCAGATCGACGATCTTAATCAACTTGCTATTGATAATTTAAAAATGATATTCACAGGAATGCAGACACGCAATATTGACGGGATTCCAACCATACTGGCATTTCACGGCAATGTATCCGATTCAAAAATCAGCAATGGTCAAACTATCAGCACTCATGCAAAAGACATTATAATACGTAAAGACGATCTTGAATTATCCGGCGCGGATTACATAGCTGGAGGACATATACATTTGAATCAAATGTTCTCTCCAAAAGGCGGATACGCTGGAAGCACGTATCATGTGAACTGGGGGGAGACCGAAAAGAAATTCGTAAATTGCGTAGAGATTGAACCTGGAAAACTACCTAAGATCAGAGCCATTGAACTAACGTCTACGCGACCAATGGTAAAGCATGAATGTGAAATTACTAAAAGCGGTTCAATTCGAGACAAAAATGAAGTAGCGGATTGTTGTGTAGAAAATGATTGGCAGGGAGCGGATCTTCGAGTAAGAGTAACAATGGATGAAGAACAGCGTAAGACTTATGATGAAAACATTGTTAAACAATTCTATGCAGGTGCATTCAGCTATCAAATTGAACCGGAAACTATTTATGTTGAGAGATCAAGGAGCGAAAACATAGGGAGGGCGACAAATTTAGTAGATCAATTCAAAGAATGGGCTACGGCTGTAAATAAAGAAGACAAGATAACAGAAGATGTGATATCCGAGATTCATGAAATCGAATTAGAATATAACAAGAAAGGAATGTATAACAATGAGTAGTAAATATAGAATACCAGCGGGCTGGGCAAATATCTATGTAAAAATCTCGTTGACCGGGTTTGCCAGCGTAGCAATAGCATATTTATTGATCATAATCATGGGGAACTTAAATAAGCCTGATTTTAAAAAATCATCAGTAGTAGCATCTGGAAATACAAGAATTGAAATACAAGTTGTAAAAAAGGACACGGTTTACATAGTACATTGTTATAGCTATGGGCATGACCAGTGTTGGGTTAAAGTAGGAATTTTTAATTCTTCAGAAGAAGCTAATAGAGTAGCATCGGCTATTGATAAACTATCTTCATCTCCAACGAAGCCAGAAAACAAAGAATAAAACGATGAAATTATAATGTAAAGGATAAATGAAATGATACCACTATATGGAAGATTAAAAGGAAGCAAAGGGATTTCGTTCGGACTGGGTTTAGACGAAATAGAAATAGACTTTACAAAATTTAAACCAGGCATAATAGCGATTCAGGGTGACAATGGAGTAGGTAAGTCTACTATTATGAAACTTATGTTGCATCCTTATCTAATGTGTACTGGCAGCAAGAAGAAAATCCAGGAGCACTTCCAATTAAGAAACAGCGAAAAGGAGTTTATTTGCATCCAAGACGGGATTAAATATAGATCATTAGTGCTTATTGATGCAAAAAGCGAAAACGCTGAAGCGTATCTATATAAATATCTTCCAGACGGCGAGCAGGAACCGTTAAATAATGGGTTACTCGGTTCATACAGAGAGAAAGCAGAAGAAATATTTGGGTCTGAAGAAATATTCGTCAACGTGTTGAATAGTAGCCGGAAACTTACGCCGATCACACAAATGCTTCCCTCAGAGCGAAAGAAGATATTTTATTACTATCTGGGGAACAAGCTCACAGTCTTTGAGCAATATGAAAAAATAGCTAAAGACCGTTACGATAAAGCAGTTGATTTATTAGATAAAGCCAGACAAAAGACAGTATTTATTGATGAACAATTAAGCACGATTCAATCAAAAAACGATATCGATTCTCGGTTGAGAGAGATTGAGACAGAAAAATTTGATTGCAATAAAAAATTAGAAGAAATATCGGAAAAGCTAAAGATCAGCGACGAAAACTTAATTAAGGAAAAGCACAGATTATCATTGGTTGATGCGACCGAGAAAAAAATAAAAGAGATAGAAGACAACATAACGTCTTACGAGGCTAACTTAGAAAAAGAAAAAACAGGTTTTATTATTAAAAATAAAAATCTGGAAGATCAAAAATTAGAGATAGAAGCTGAGGTGCTTCGTAAGGATAAGATTTTACAAAATGGAGACAAGATATCCGAAGCATTAAAAGAAATACAAGAATTACGTGAAATTATAAATATAGTCATTCCGAAGAAAAAACTTCACAGAGCAAGTATAATCAGCGAAGTATCTAAATTAAATGTTGATTATCAGGAATTGAAAAATAAATATGATGCTCAGTTATCGGCGATAAATTCTAAGTATGAAAAACTTGAACTGGAAGAGAGAAACAGGTTTTCGCAAATACGGGCAGATTACAATCTTAAACTGGCAGAGAACAAGAATGTCAAGAATACGATAGAAACAGAATATCAGAACTTAATTAAAACTGAAGAGGATAAATATAGTCAACTTGTTATCGAAGAAGACAAAAAGAAACAGCGAATAGCGAACCTTGAGATCGAGAAAGAGGCGTTAGGCAAGGAAATAATCAACTTAGAGTCAGATCACAAAAAAGAAGTAACTCGGTTAGAGAGTGATAGAGAGAGAGCTGAAAAGGAAGCCAGCCAGATAGACAGGGTTCCGTGTAAAAATATTAAAGAATGTACAGAAACCTGTGAATTTTTACTCAATGCCAGAACAAACAGGGAGATGATAGGCAAATACTCGGAGAAGAAAAACAGTCTTGAGCAAGAATTTATCGTCAAGAAACAGGAGTTGGTTGAAAAACAGTCATTAAAATCATTAGCAATTCAGGAGATGCAATCGGCTTTAAAAATTATTGACAGAAGTGAAACAGAAAAAACGATAGCCAGCATTGAGCGACTAAGAAACGATGAATTATCAGCGGTTATAGATCCAATTGCTCCGGACGAAAAAGAACTTATCGGCAATTTGAATATATTGTCTCTTAAAAAAGATGATGAATTGTCAGCATTGCACGAGCCTACAAAGCCGGATACGATTGCTCAAGAGATTGAAATATCGAGGATTGATAAAGAAATAAAAGAGTCTGAAACTCAGGGAAAAGCATTGAAAGAGTTAGAGAGGTATAATTGGGAAGAACTTAAAAAAGAATATGATGAAGTACAGATAATCCTTCCAGAGAAAAAGAAGTCTCTGGAAGAATTAAAAGCAAGAATTGCGGAATTAAAAGATAATACCGCGAAGGTACAAAGTGAGATTAATCTCAGAATAAGCTCACTTAAATTGGAAGTTGATGGTTTGAAGAAAGAATCTGACCGGAGTATTATTCTAACGAATATAGCTTCTTGGGAGCAAGAAAAAAAGAGGTTGAATTCAGATAGCGATGATAATTCTATAAAAATTAACAATTATAATAAAGAAATAGCGTCTTTGAACGTTATTAATGAAAAAAGAATAGATTTAGAATTACAGCGGACCGACCAGACGAAAGAAGTTGAAGACAGAGAATTCCAAGCCCAGCGTATTGCATTTATCAGGGAGGGATTATCAAAGAACGGTATTCCAGCACTTATCATTCACAATGTTGGGCTGGATGTCGCAGCGATTGCGAACGAATATCTTAAAGACGGAGAAAGTGGTTTACGAATAAATTTTGACACATTAAAACCAAATAAGAACGGCGAATATCGCGAGTCATTCGATATAGGTATTTATCGTGGAGAGAACAAGATCGAAGTCCAAGACTTGTCTGATGGAGAAACCGTGTGGATAGACGAATCGATCAGTAAAGCAATGGGTGAATATTTAACGGATCCCAGTAGATATTCTAAACACAAGTATGATTTAGATTTGACAGACGAAAAAGACGGAGCATTGAGTGCTGAAAATAAGCCAATATTTTTAAAGCTGTTGGAACAATCAAGGCGACGAGCAAAGAGGCATTATTCATTTGTAGTGACTCATTCTCCGGAGATATGGAAAACAATATCCCAGAGGATACATTTATCAAAAGATAACGGAATAAAAATAGTTAATTAGGGACAGGGAATGAGTAAAGACATACTTTTCAAAGTAAGACCAACTCAAATTAGTGGTGTCTATGGTTGTGGAGATTATGAAATTAGAGTTGCGAATAAGTCAGGTGGAAAAGCTGGAAGAGGGAATAATATAACTTCCACTTTGCGAGTAATAAGCAACGATTCTATAAACGGCGGATATCGCATAGAAAAACAATTCAGATTTACTGTAGGCAACAAAGATAGTTACGATAAAGCAGAGAAAAAGTGTGTCTTATGGATTATGCAACATCCGAAGACCGGGCAAATAAAATAGTTAATTGAAAACGAACGAGGTTGTGATGGATCTAAAAAAAGAATTTGAAAAAAGAATACTCCCAATAAAAGATAAGTTGTCAGAAAAAGATTTTGAGAAACTTCTTTTGGTAGCAGAAGGATTTGCTTTTGAATTAATGAGAGCGAACCTGATAGCCAGGATAATTAATTCTGGATACAATATCCGATTTTGGTGGCAAGAAACGAGCAAGAATAAATTCAGAATAATGTGGGAGATAGACAATCAGCTTTTAGATCAACACATTGATGGAGACGAATGTGGATACAACACAGCAGAAGAAGCAATGAAGTCCGTGATTGACACTCTTCGAGAGATCGAAAAGCAGAAAGAAGCCCAAAAAAGGAGAATAATTAATCCTAATTAGGAAAGACTATAATGAACGATAGAATTTATTTAGATTGCTCTGGACTGCATAATATACGGTTAGAGGGAGTGCCTAACTCAATATACTTGGATGCTGAAGTCTTTTTAAGAAACTTCCAGAGTATACTTGATCAAATAAATTATGTAGCACCATTGAGAAAGGTAAAATTTCGCACTGGATTTGGCAAAACTCTATCTGGGTGGATGGATGGAAGTTTTCATCGCTGGGGGGACGATATGCTTGAAAATACCGAAGGCCAGGCATTTGTGAATATGACTGTGGCAATCATAGAAGATAAATATGGGAATTTATACAAAATAGATCCAATCCAAATACAATTTGTAAAGGAATGGTAATGTCGAAAACACTTAAAGAAATACAGCAAGACGAACAATTTGCCAAAGAGCAAATGGGAATATGCATAAATGATCTTCCGCAGGTGATAGGTGGATCGATCAATAACTTCAAGTTAATATCGTTTCTTGCGGACTTACATAAAGAAGTTGAGCAACTCCGAAAAAAAGTTGATGAATTTATACAAAATGAGAAAAAGGGAGATTAGACATGGAGGGTTACTACACAAGAGTCCAAAAACAGATCAAGAAAGCAACGAAAGAGGCAGAAGCATTAGGTCATTCATTGCCTCGTTGGTTTGAAGGATGTGTATCTCATTGGGCTGTCTGTGAGCATTGTGGACAATCAGCAAGAGCAGACGATGCAGGTCGCTGGGTGCTGCATTAGAAAATAAATGTGAACATCAGAAATGATTCAGATTATATCAAAAGAAATTGTAGACAATATACTTGTTTCAGAAAAACTATTGCGAGAGGCGATAGAGAAGTATAAAGGCAAACAGGTTATTATCTCGATAGATGAGTTCAATCCTAAAAAGTCTTCGCAGAAGAGAAAACAATATTTTGCCGGCATTGTTGAACCGATGAGACAATTTCTCGGGTACGAGTCAAAAGACGCACTTCACGAAGAATTGAAGTTAGCCTGTAACCCGGTAACAAAAGTAAATCTCCAGACCGGAGAAGAAGTAGAAGTGGGAGGATCCACTAAGAAATTTTCGCCTGATCAATGGGAAGAATACAAAACAAGATGCAGAAGACTTGCAAGGAGACTTGGTATTAAACTACTAACAGAATCAGAATATTATAATAGAATAAGTAATTCTGAGAGCGAACAAAAACCCTTTGGGGAATAATAAATGGTTAAAATAAAGGAAATAATTAAAGGTATAACGATTGCATTAATAATATGCACTATCATCTATATAGGTCTAAAATATACTTTACCATTGATTAAAAAAGCTATAATAGAATTCATCAGAGAAATTAAATGAGTGTTTATGTCGACAACCTGATGGACTGGGGATGGAAGTATGGTAAATCTTGTCATTTAATGGCTGACACAGAAAAAGAATTACACGATTTTGCTCGGTCGATTGGATGCAAAAGAAATTGGTTTCAGACGAAAAGTTCACCGCACTATGATTTGACTGAAAGCCGAAGAAAGAGGGCGGTAGAAAAAGGAGCAATAGAATTAGACAGACGACAAGCAGTAGAATTATGGAAAAAACAAAGAAAATAGAAAGGAGGTGAAGAATCACATGGCAACGAGAAAGAGCATAAACAAAAAACGGAGATCGCAGGCTAAGACAAAGCAAAAGAAAAAAGCAGCAGAGAAACGACAACAAAAACAGCAATCTCCGGAAAATAATAACGGCGTATGATGCTTCTCATACCTATAATCAAAGAAGCAAATCCGGCGTATAGTTAGGTGGTAGCTATATGCCGGATTAATATATTGAGTTTAATAAAGGATAATCCAATGAACAACCGTATAATCGAATCAAAGCGCAATCTAAAATACGAATTTACTAATGATGAAAAATTAACGATGGGAATGGAAATGGCAAACCTTGATCGAGAGATTAAGTTACTCCAGGAAGAGAAGAAATCAGCAAATTCCAACTTCCAGAGCAGGATAGATGAAAAGGAATCGCGCCGGACCAGGTTGTCAAACTGTGTTGCCGATGGCTGTGAATTCAGAGATATCGATTGTGAGGTCAAATACAATTCTCCTAAAGATGGGGTCAAACAAGTTGTCAGAAAAGACAATAATGAAGTAGTGGAAGAAATCCCTATGACGGCAGAGGAGATGCAGGAAGAGATGGAATTTCAGGAAACAAGGAAACTTGAGGCTGAAAACAAGAAGGAAAATAAGCGCAAGCAGAAAGCCGAAAAAGCCGGAAAAGAGAAGTCTCAGAAAAGGCAAGCAATGGCAAAAAAGAAACAGGAACAAAAAGAGACCAAATAGAGACTTGCATATTTCAAAAAGTTAAATTATTTTATGTCGTCACAAAACGTAAGGATATGAAGACTCGCATCTCAAAATACATAATTCCGCTTGACAATTCATTAAAATATAGCAAGATTAAATACGTCTATTGCTATATTGTTATATTGATTTTAACAATACCCCTTGATTCATTCGCGTTGCATCTAAACAATGTAGCGATAGACCGAACGATGATAGGGGTTTTTTATTGTGCAAAACCAATGCGAACACCGGAACAAAAAGCCAAAAGAAATATATATCTTAAAAGCTGGAGAAAGAAAAATCAGCAGAAGTTATTGATATACTTTCAAGAATATCGAAAAATGCACCCTGAATTAAAACAATATTATGCTGACTATCATTTCGTTGTTGATAAATACAAACAAAGATGGAAATCGGAACACAACAAATCCTATATGAAAGAATATCGTAAAATAAAGCGTGAACATCTCCGATTATTAAAAATTGAATGGATAAAGAAAAATCCAGAAAAGGCAAAGGCAATCGAATTAAGACATAGAATAAATCGGCATGATACCAAAATTATAGCTGATAGAGAGTACAGAAAAAACAATCCAAAAAAGTGCAGTGAAATTGTATGTAAATCAAAAGCAAAGAATCCTGAATTATATTTACATATAGCCCAACAATCCCGCCTTATTAGACGAGCAAGAATTAATGGAACTGAAACGGAAAAAATATCTATCTTAAAAATATATGAACGTGATTGTTATCGTTGTCATATATGTTTAGAATTAACAAATAAAGACAATCGTTCCATAGATCATCTTATACCAGTGTCGCGTAACGGTGCAACAACAGAATGGAATCTAATGTTGGCGCATCTCGAATGCAACAGAAAACGTGGAGCAAAAAATATTTTAGGGCTTGAAACCAAAGAATCCGCATTAACATATATTCAACAAAGAAACGAATTGAAAAAGCTAAGGCAAATAAATGAAACTTGATATCTCTGATAATATTCACTTACCGCTTGATTCCGTCACTCAAACATTCGCAATTCTTGCCAAGCGCAGAGTAGGAAAAACATATACCGCTTCTGTGATCGCGGAAGAATTCGTAAGGGCAAATCTTCCTTTTGTTGTCTTAGACCCTACTGGTGCTTGGTGGGGATTGAGGTCTGGCAAAAATGGAAAAGCAAAAGGCGGTCTTCCGGTCTATATTATTGGAGGACAAAAAGGTATTCCATTAGAGTCTACCGCTGGAAGCATTATAGCTGAACAAGTTGCAATTCATCCATCATTTTATATTATAGATGTTTCTCAATTTGAGTCTAATTCTATACAAGATAGGTTTGCGACAGAATTTGCAGAGAGACTTTATAGAATCAAGGAAAGGCATAGAGAGCCGTTACATTTGTTTATCGATGAAGCTGATTCTTTTATTCCTCAAAGACCAATAAAAGGTCAAGAACGAATGCTTGGGGCATTTGAAGCTTTAGTTCGTCGCGGTGGTATTCGTGGAATAGGAGTAACATTAATAAGTCAACGTCCCGCAGTTATAAATAAAAATGTTTTGACGCAAACCGAATGTCTTATTGTTCTTCAAACAACAGCACCGCAAGACCAAGATGCAATAGATGAATGGGTAAAGCGCAATGGGACAGAGGAAAATAGGAAAATTCTTATGTCTTCCCTTGCATCGCTTCAAAAAGGAGAGGCTTGGATATGGAGTCCTGCATGGTTAGAAATTTTTAAACGTATAAATATTCGAGAACGTAATACATTCAATTCTTCGGCAACACCCAAGATAAATGAACGTAAAGTTGTGAATCCTACTCTTACTGTTGTCGATATGGAGAAACTTAGTGAACAAATAAATGCAACAATAAAAGACGCGAAAGAAAACGATCCACGAGAACTTAAAAAAACGATTCGAGAACTTCAGATAGAATTGAAAAAGAAATCGATTCCAGTCCCTCAAATTCAATCAAAGCAAACTGATCAAAAACAAATAGATAAAGCCATTCAACAAGTACGTGATCAATACGAATCTCAAATAGTAAAAGCAAAAAAAGAAATAAATATAATTTGTCAGGGATTAGCGAAAGAAATCGTAGACGTATATCATGCAGTAAAAGCACTTCAGGAAATAAAATTCCCAGCTTTTACAGACAAGATTGATAAACTTGCATTATTTAAAGCAGAAGCAAGAAAAGAATTAATATTGCCATTAAAGCAAAATAAAAACTACAAGTATGAATTAGCGATGTTTACAAAAACTGGGGCAAAAATAGGAATAGACAAAGTTAATAAGCAGGACGCTATAACTGGAATTTCTCTTACGTCTATTCCGCCGCATGTTTATAATGCCGATAAAATAACAGTGACAGAGAACAATAAACCGCTTCCATCAGGTGCAAAACGGTTATTGGAGGTATTAGTAGCCTGGTATCCGAACTCTCTTACAGAAGGGCATTGGAGAAGTAACGCAGGGCTGAGAAAGACAGGTACATTCAGTAATTATAAATCTCTGCTTATAACAAAAGGGTTAATTGATAAAAACGGAGACAAGTATCAAGCCACAGAAAACGGTATAAATTGGTTTGGAGACAATAAGCCAATAGCACCACAGACCACCGAAGAAGTACTTGCCCTATGGAATCCCAAGTTACCCGATGGAGCGCGAAGGATATTAGAAGTATTAATACGCTATAAAGGGGAATATATTCCACAAGAAGAAGTACTGGAACAAGCGATATTAAGAAAGACGGGCACATTCAGCAACTACAAGTCAATGTTGATTACAGCAAAGCTAATAAAAAAGAACGGCAACCAACTGGCAGCGGACAAGGAGACATTGTTCCTATAATGAAAAAGATAGCTTTAAGCGGAAAACTTGGTCATGGCAAATTTGCAAATCTAAATGTCATAGATGAAAATGCAGGACGAAAAGGATAAACACATGGCGATATGGAACGTGGTAGAAACATCAATTGGCAGGAATTCAAAAGTGTTTCGATTGACAGATACATTAGGAATCGGGATAGCTCAGACGGTAGGATGTTTAGTGTTACTCTGGGGAGCTGTTTTGGAACAAAGAGAAGACGGTGATATATCCGGCTGGGCATACTCAGAAATAGAGAGATATGCTGGCTGGGAGGGAGAAAAAGGAAAATTTGCAAAAGCACTTTACCGAAAAGAAAATTCATTTATTGATATTATAGGGAATAAACATTTGATCCATGATTGGATTGAATATGCTGGTAGATATCTGATAAAAAGATATGGGACATCTAATAGAGAAAGACTTATTGAAATATGGAATAAACACGGACGGATTTACGGTCAAGCGCAAGAGGAAACAATATCGAAGAATAAGGGAAGAAAGAACAAGGTCTATGCTGATGATTCACCGGAAATTAAAGCGGCGAAATATCTGTTTGGTAAAATATTAGACAATGATCCTAAAGCAAAAAACCCTGACTTTCAAAGGTGGGCAATAGAAATCGACGGAATATTAAGACTGGATAAAAGAACAAAAGAAGAATTAAAAGCAGTAATTGACTGGTGTCAGAATGACAATTTCTGGAAATCAAACATTTTATCAGCCAAGAAACTCAGGTTGCAATTTGCTAAACTTAAACTCCAGATGGAATCTCAAAATGTCAAAGGCAGTGGTAAGAAAAAATCAGGGTATACTTTCCAAAAAGGCAAGTACCCAACTCTTAACACGTGAAGTATTCGACAGGGCTATAGCAGGTCTCGAAGCAGCAAAGCGCGAAGATTTTTCCAAAGAAACGCTTGATATCTGGTTTAACATCATGTCTAACCGTGAATGGACCAACGGATTTTTTGTTGAAAAAGTCAGATGTGTCCTGGATTCTAAACAGTACGGGGGTGTAAAATTTGATTCATTCATTGAAGGCAGAGGATTTTATACGGTTTACGAAGCGAATCAAATAGCATTAAACATAATTGAAAAAAGAAAGCTGGAAATGCGTTCAATGCAGATACCTATTGAAAAAATTGAAGAACAAGGAATGATAGATATACGACAGATTTACGAAGGTAGGATACGGATAGCAATGGATAAATTTAGAGAACTACAGATTAAGAAGGTGAAATCCGTAGAAAAGTTTATTCGCTGCGCTTCAGAAGATACAAAGAGAAAGATAGCCGATATTCTCAAGGGCAAAGGTTATTTGGATCCGGATAAAGAACCACACTGGAAAGCAATATTACATTTATTTGCACCACAAGTAATCCAAGAAGTTGAAGAAATAATGATGAAAGGCGGATAGCTATATGTTTACACAATATGAATTATTAACATTAACAATGGCGTTAGGAATCTATCTCGGAGAAACTGCGCATGAAAAACCCGATGAAGAAACAAAGAAATGTGCAGAAGACCTAAAGAATAGATTTGCCATCCTGCTCACTGAGGTTTACAAATTAAATGTATTTGAAAACAATGAAAAGGATAAAGCCAATGAAAACTTATGATGAAATAATACCAGAATTTTTGAGCGATGATGATTGCCGGCAAGCACTGATGAAGCCAGTGTTAATTGAAGAACATGTATTTGCTTCAAATGGGCACATTGCTATAAAAATTCCAGTGAGTAAACTTTTAAAGACATACGAATCCAATCCTAATTATCCTGACATAGTATCTCTATATGAAAAAGTAGAAGGGCTTTTCCAGAGTCCTATAATCTATAAGGTAGAAAATATATCCGAACTTCTGAAACAAGTACCATTGACTGATGTTGAAACTCAATGCACGAATTGTCAGGGGACTGGAAGTATTTGGTCAAAAGATGATTCTAAAGAGCCAGAGACCTGTAAAATTTGTGATGGGTCAGGATATGTGGCTACAGGTAAAAAAGAGTATGATTGGCAAAATCATAAAATCCAAATAGGTTTAGCGTATTTTAATCCGAACTATGTTGAAAAATTATTGAACGTTGCGACGATAAATGATATAAAAGAAGTAAAACACGTCTATGGAACACCGATGAGCAAACACTTATTTATAATCGATGATTTAGAAATAATTATGATGCCTATAAGATTAGGGATTAAGGAACTTCCAGAGTACTCTGTCCATAAATTGACATGGAGAAAGAGATGAATATATGATCAACGGGAAAAAAATACAGGACTTTCTTGATGGAGAGGCGATAGAGCAAGGTTTAGACGAAGTTAAGAGGCAATGTAAGATATTTCTAAAGAAGAACACAGTACCCGGAGTAAAGCCGGAAAAACGGAAGCCAGTACCAAAAGAATGGGTGGCTGAGTCATATATGGAGCTTGGCGGAATATGTCCTCTTTGTAGTTTATTTATGGATCTGTCGGATAAAAAGAATCCAGTAGTTCCTGATCATATAGTTCCGATAATTAAAGGAGGTAAGACTGAAAAAAGGAATATACAGGCATCGCACATGCGCTGTAATGCTGCAAAAGGTGACATGGATATGAATGAATGGAGCAAATATAAACAGACTCATAAGATAGGAATATGAAAATCCTTCATTGTAGATACTGCGGTAAAGACAAAGCTATAGAAGTATTTAACAAATGGAGAAGATTATTAAAGAGAGAAAATCCTGATGCACCAGCAACTTGCAAAGAATGTTATGATAAACGAGCACTCAAATATAAATATATAAAGAGAAAAAGATATGCAACGACAATCGAAGGTAAAACGAGATATCGAATCAAAAGGCATCGATCAAAACATCCTTGCAAACGTACTCGGAGAGATATTATCATCTGAGGATGGTAAATTGTTCACCTATAAATATTTAATTGATAAATATGGATTAAAAAGTAGGCGGGTATTGAGAAAGTATATCGAAGTAGCAAGGATTGATTTTAAAGCACCGATAGCGAATCCAGGCGGAGGCTATAAGAAAGCAAATAGCTGGAACGATTATAAAGAAACCTTCAGCCTTCTGGTGAAGCACTCAATTACCGTGATAAAAACACAAAATGCAGTGAGAAAAGAATTTGCAAGGCGGATGAATCTATCCCTCTTTGACCAAAGTGTATTCAACACGGAATTCGAGGATATCATAAAGGCGGTAGACCAATATCAGGATGATATAAATGCCAAAAGTAGTATTTAATCCTAAAATACATTATACACTGAATCAAGCCAGCAAAATAACTGGTCTTGAAGTATATGTAATTAGGTATTGGAACGCGGAGGAACTTATAGAATTAAAAACGAATAGAGCAGGTCGGAAATTCTGCACTCATTCAGATATTAAGAAAATATTATTTGTCAAAAAGTGTTTAAGGGAAGATAGGCTGACAATTAAAGGGACGTTACCATTGGCGAAAGCATGGAAAGAGATTGAAGCATCGCAGAGTGAGCTGGAGTTTAAATGAGACCAATTAAGGAGCATATATTATGCACGAATTTGAATTTCAAATAAAACAAAAAGTAAGAATTAAACAGCTTGAATGTGAAGGCAAAGTTGTCGCAATTTATATTTGCGAAACAGGAGTTAGATATGAAGTTAGATATTTTATCAAAGCAGAAGCAAAAAATGTCTATTTTTATGCAGATGAATTGGAGAGAACAAAGGAGAATGCCTAAAAGAAGAAGAAAATTTATTAGGAAATATAAAGTCAGCCCAGTAATAGTGTTCTGTTTAAATAAAATAGAAAAGGGCGATATTATGAGTGAAGCAATTGAAAAAGGAGGCAAGAATAATGGGAAGTAAAACAGGAATCTCGTGGACCGATTCAACCTGGAATCCGGTTACTGGTTGTAGCAAGATATCAGCGGGCTGTAAAAACTGCTATGCAAAACAATTGCATGATAAGCGGTATAAGGCTTACCATGCTGGTAAAGCTATGCCAGAGCAATACTCTACTCCTTTTGAGGTCATTCGTCTGCATAATAATCGCTTGCAAATACCGATACATTGGAAGAAGCCGAGAAAGATATTTGTATGCTCTACAGGTGATTTATTCCATGAAGGGGTATCTTTTTATTTCATTGAAGAAGTGTGGGATATAATGTTCGACTGCCCTGAACATACATTTCAAATTCTCACAAAAAGACCAGACCGTATGCTGGAGTTTGCAAACTGGATGGTGAACAGGAGAAACCGTAACATAGACTATCATAATGTCTGGTTAGGAACATCAATAGAGAATCAAGAACAGGCTGATGAACGAATTCCATACTTATTGTCGACTCCAGCTCAAGTAAGATTTATTTCAGCGGAACCCTTGCTTGGGGAATTAAACTTATCAAAGCCCTGTGGATTTGATAAACCAATTCAAACTCAAGCAATGGAAGGAATTAGCTGGGTAATAGTAGGAGGCGAAAGCGGAAAAGCGGCACGTTCGATGAATATGGTATGGGCATGGAGTATCAGGTATCAATGCAAAGAATTCGGAGTGCCATTTTTTATGAAGCAACTATCACAAGCAGACTATCCAAACACATTCAGAGACTTTAATTCATTTCCTAAAGACCTTCAAATCAGAGAATTTCCTAATGTCTAAAATAAAATGGTTAAATTGGTACGGATGTTACGAAGAAAATAACAAACCCTATTACGTGCCAGCAGCTTTTACGCATCCGGCAAAGATGGCAATCGGACTCTGTAGGCGGATCTTCGAGTTCATGGAAGAAAAAAAGATGATACAAAAGGGTTCAATCGTTGTGGATCCATTCGCAGGAATCGGAACTACATTGATCATGGGCACAATGTTAGGATATCGATGTATCGGTAACGAACTCGAAGAGAAATTTGTAAAGCTAACCAAAGAAAACATTGAGAAGCACCGGAAAATGTTTGAGGCAACCGGGCGAATCATTCCTGTTATTCTACAGGGAGATAGTAGACAATTAAGCAAACTGACTCAAGAGAACATATCAACATCTTCACCATATGGAGCGACACAAAGTGGAGGCGGAATAGCTAAAAAAGGGTATCATAATGAAAAAATGAGAAAAGATGTTTACGACAAAGTAGGTAAACGTTCTTACATGCCAGAACATTTTGACGAAAAAAATATCTCTAATCTTAAAGATGGAGATGCAAACGCGATTATAAGTTCTCCACCTTATGCAGATCAACAGCTTCAAGGAAGCGCAGCAATCGGATGGAAGTATATTAAAATGGCACAAGAAGGAAAGATGGACGAAGCTGTACGGTTATATCATAAAGAAGTGATTGAGAAATTACCGAAGCATGGTAGATGGACAGACGAAAATATACGAAAGCATATAGAGAAAGCCAGTATTAAGGGTTACGATGGAGTAAGCGCAATAATCACATCTCCGGCATACTCAGATATGACGATAGGAACCGGAGGATTAAATGGCCGACCAGCAAAGAAACCAGGTCAACAAACAAGGAATCCTGATCAACCGAGTCAAAACGCTATACAGAAGTATGGCGGGACCGCTGGGCAAATAGCCAGATTAAAAGATAAAGGAATTGACGCAGTAATAACCAGCCCACCGTTTGTTAATCAATCTCTTGAAAAGAAATTCAAATCGGAGGAAGAAAAACAAAAGTTTTTAGAAGGACAAAGGATATCTCATCCTGGAAGAAGCGATAAAACATTAAGCAATATGATGGATAGATGGAATGGGATAACCTATTCAAAAAAGCAAATAGGAAAGATGAAAGAGGGAGACGTTCATGGCGTAGTAACTTCTCCACCATTCGAGGACTCAATCGGTTCTGACGATCCTAAGAAGCGAGGAGGATTGTACCGAGATCCAAAAAGAGCGAAAGACAAAAATCTTACCGGAACGTATGGTAAATCCGAAGGACAGCTTGGAAAAGAAAAAGGTGAAACCTATTGGGAAGCGATGAAGCAAGTATATATCGAGTGCTGGAAGATATTGAAAAAAGATGGGCACATGGCGATCGTAGTAAAGGACTTCTATCGCAAGGGGCAACGTGTACCATTGTGCGATAACACGGTAAGACTATTGGAAAACATTGGATTTAAAACTGTTTATCGAATTCGAGCTTGGACATTAACCGAGACAATTCATGATGATCTATTTAAAGGTGAAACCGTTAATAGAAAAGAAAGAAAATCTTTTTTTAGAAGGAATTATGAATCTAAATTTCCTAATAATAGGATCGATTGGGAAGAAATTTTAATATGCAAAAAAATAAGTGTATAAGTTGTGGTAAAAAACTAACAGGGCATGGAAAGCCTAAAAGATGTCTACGGTGCTCTGCAAGGGAAAGATATGTTCGGAAACATGGCAGACCACCTATGCGCATTCGGATAATATGTGAAATGTGCAAAAAAGAAAAATTAGATTATCTCTCAAATCATAAAAAAAGCAGACATAAAACTTATTTTTGTTCAAACAAATGTAGAGCAAAATGGACAGGAATTCATAATTCAATTATTCGTGGTGGCGATGGATTAAGAAAAAGTAAGTCAGAGAAAGACGGAAATTACTATCGCATAAATGTTAAAAAGATAAGAAAACAGAGAAAGAGTTATTATAGAAAAAACCGGATACGTATTCTTGCTCAAAAAAAAGAATCAGATAGAAAAGCAAAGCAAGCAGTTATAAATGCTTATGGAGGTAAATGCGAGTGTTGTGGAGAAACTATAATAGAATTTTTAACTATTGACCATACGAAAAATGATGGTGCGATACATAGACGAAAGATTGGTAAAAAAAATGTATATAAAGACTTAATTAAGAGAGGCTTTCCCAAAGATGGATATCGCATACTATGTTTTAATTGCAACATCACTCGTGGTTTTTATGGATATTGCCCACATCATCTAAAAGAAAAATCAAGTATATCACATAAGCCATTTCATGCGGGAAGAAAAAGAATCATAGCAGGATAAGGCAAACGATAAATGAATCTTAAAGAACATTTATTACAAACATTGCAAGAAGAATGTGCTGAAGTCATTCAGGCAGCATCTAAAATAAATCGATTCGGAGACAAGGGAACGTATCCTGACGGTACCGGGAACATAGAAAAACTCGAACAGGAATATAATGACCTTATTGCAGTTGTTGAATTACTGAAAGAGAATACCGATATTAGAATATATGAAGACATTCGGTTGATTAATTTAAAAAAAGCAAAGGTAATGCTCCACTGTGAAGTAGCAAAAAATAACAATGCTCTGGTATGACAATAAAATATTTCTCAATATTTTCTGGTTCAGATATCACTATCCAGACAGAAAAGACTGGGGAGATGCAACACGAATTATTCCCACAGACCTCCCGGACTTTGACTTGCTCGTTGGAGGATTTCCTTGCCAAACTTTTAGCATTGCTGGAAAACGAAAAGGAATGGAAGAAACCAGAGGCACACTATTTTTTGAAATTGCAAGGATACTTAAAGTTAAAAGACCTTCAAATTTTATCCTTGAAAACGTCAGAGGAATACTTTCTGCTGGCATCACAGATGAAGGCGGGAAAACTATCGAAGGAACAAAGGGTTTTGTTTTTAAGATCATTATTGCAACCCTTGCAGAGCTGGGGTATTGCGTTGAATGGGAAGTGTGCAACAGCGTCGGTTTCGGAGTTCCACAAAACAGGGAGCGAGTGTTCATTGTCGGACATCTTAGAAAAGGAGGTAGCGGAAAAATATTTCCTCTCCAGGAAGGCAATGAATTATATAATACGAAGATCAAGAGAAAAAGAGAGATCGTCTCCACGATTCGTTCGGGGATGAGTGGTGTTCCTGGAAGCGGTGAAACTTATGTTATAGGGACATTAGATGAATTTGGATTTAGAGAAACACAGAATTCTTCATCAATAGATGCAAATTATTCTAAAGGTAGAGGCAGGGATGGTCAAAGACCAATGATATTAGAACAAATTGGCAATATCGATACTAAGGGCAATAATTCACTCTGGGGAAGAGTATATTCACCGGAGGGTATAGCTCCGAACTTGAATGCTGAAGGCGGAGGACTTGGTGCTAAAACTGGATTATATGCAGTAGCAAGTAGAGGGCGAGGAGAAGGCTGGAGACAACAATATGAAGCAAGGAAAGATAATTATACTAATTCTCTCACGGGGGTACAAAAAGATAATATGCTCTCAGACGGAATTAGGATCCGGCGATTGACTCCAATAGAATGTGAAAGACTCCAAGCGTTTCCAGACGATTACACGAAACATGGCATTGATGAAAAAGGAAAATTAATAGAAATCAGCGATAGCCAAAGATATAAAGTACTCGGGAACGCTGTAACAACGGTAGTTATAGAAGAATTAATCCGAAGGCTATATAATCTATGAATCCGAGATTTGATAATATTGAGCCAACTGTGGTTGAATGGTTTGAAGAATCGACAGAAGAACAGAGAGTAAAGAGAGCAATAAAATTATTGCAGGACAACGAACCACCAGAAGGTTATTATCTTGCATATTCCGGCGGCAAAGATTCGACGGTTATAAAGGAACTTGCAAAATTATCAGGTGTGAAGTATGAATCATATTTTAATAATACGACTATAGATGCTCCAGAGGTTATATATTTTATTCGTAAATATCATCCTGATGTTAAATGGAATAATCCGAAAGAGAATTTATTTCATGCAGTTGCAAATCTACCTAAGATGCCACCGTCGAGGCAATTCAGATGGTGTTGTGAACGGTATAAAGAAATACGTGGTAAAGGCAGAGTAAAAATATTCGGAGTCAGGGCACAAGAATCATTGAGAAGGGCAAGGAGATGGAAAGAGATAACTACGGATAATTATAACGGAGTAGCAATTTGTCCAATTGTATACTGGAGCGATGATCATGTATGGCAGTTTATAAAAGGTAGGAACATACCTTATTGTTCTTTATACGATGAAGGATTTACAAGAATAGGTTGTGTAGGATGTCCATTGGCATCTCCAGATCAGCAACAAAAGGAATTTAAACGCTGGCCTCGATATGAACAAGGGTGGCGTAGAGCAGTAGAGAGAAACTGGGAGAAATATCATGCGCTTCCAAGAAGGGATGGTAAAGATAGATTTCAATCAAAATTTCCAACAGCGGAAGCCATGTGGAGATTCTGGATTCAGGACAAAAGAAGAGATATGTATCGTGAAGGATGTCAAATGTCTCTCTTGTGGACCAATGAACCGGACGATGAAAAGGAGTGATAATCATGGGTTATGAAGCCGAACATGCTGGCAAGGAGTTTGAATTGAGAGTTATTCACATGGCTGATATCTATAGAAAACTGAAGTATGCGTTTATACGTAAAGTTAACCCTAAGATGATCAGGAAGAATAAGTCATTTATTTATACTCACGCAGAAGGTTACGATTTTTACGGGAGTATATACCGGAATCAAAAATATCCAACTCCCGTTTATTTTGAATGCAAAACAACAATGAAACCGGAGATAAGTATTTTGCAACCAAAAGACCCAAATAAAGCTGGAATAACATTTAAACAGATATCAACTCTTGTTGAACTTCAGGCCAATGGAGATAAAACATTTGTACTCTGGGAAATAAGGTCATTACAAAATAAAACTTTGATTTTAAATCCTAAATCTTTATATTTGTTCGTTGGCAAGACACTAAAACTTAAAGATTTGCATGAAGGCACACAATATGAAACGGTACGAAGATCATTACCCTCGCTTGACTTCCTTAATCTTTTACCCTAATAACATAATCCGGAGCTAATAAAATGAGTAACAAACCTCTCAATAAGAATGAAGCTGATGTAAAATCATGCCTCGAAACAATGATAAAATTTCTCGGCGTAGATTCTGCCAGAGTAGAGTTCATTGACAATAAACATGGGCGGAAATCTTTTGAAGTTTATACAGAGTCAGAAGATCGGGGTAAGATTATCGGTCGAGACGGGCGGAATGTAAACTCACTGCATACCATTCTTAATGCATTTGCGAAACAGCGAGGAGTTATATTCTCCGGTATTCATTTAAACGATGATTAAAGGTCAGAAATATCAAAAGAAGATAAATGCGCCTACATTAAGATTGCTTCGCAAGCAAGGCAAGACTAACTCACAAATAGCGAAGCATTTTAATTGTTCTATTGAGGCTGTTAATAAAGCGGTTAAAAGATACTCTCTCCAAAAGCATGGTAACAAGAAAAAATATGCCAAAATAGCCAAAACAAAGGCGCAAAAAAAAATATTTGCTGAAGCTGAGAAATATGCTATAACCGCGCAGACTATGATCGATGAGCTTTCGTTAGCGGTTTCAGAAAATATTATCATAAAAGATTTACTAAAAAAAGAAATTGATGGTATTAAAGACCGTAAAACGCGTAATATAGAACTGGAAAGACTGCAACGTGCACAGGACAAGCTGGTCCAGAGAATGACAGACTTTAGAGACTTGCAAAAAGACTTGACTGGCATTGTAGAATTGCAGAAATTTATAGCAGCGGTGATAGACGCTTATAAAGTACTTCCACTTGAGTATAGGATAATATTCCAAAATGAACTCAAAAAACGAGGCATTATCCATCTTGGAATTGAGCAACTCGTTACAGGCAGGAATGATCCAAGTGGAGACGGAAATTTACCAAGAAGAGCAAAAATTAACCAGTCCAGCTTTAATTCTCAATGACAAGACAAAACCATTTTGGCGGGAAAAAGATTTTTGGAAAGATAAGAATCCAATTCCGATTGATCAATTTGTTAAAGAACGTTTAGAATTAATCCCCAGCCCGCGTCAATTAAATATATTATTCAAGCTGGCCGGCAAAGATCCATACGAATGGGATCAAGCATATCAGCAGTATATAATTGCTATCGGTATGGGCGGGGGTAAGAACGAATATATAATTTCGCCGTATTTGACGTATGTCACGTATAAAATAGCGAACATGCGTGATCCCCATTTATATTTCCAGCGAATGCGTAAAACCCAGCTTAATCGAAGAAAACCATTTGACATTGTAAATATGTCCACCGTGAGCGGTCTTCAGGCTAAGAATGTTCATTTCAATAATATGATATCATTGATAAGAAGCTGTAGGACAAAAGAAGGAGATAATTGGTTTGAGAAATATTGTGGAATGGATTTAAGAGAAGACGGAATCGGCGATATCAAGAGTAAAGAAGTTATTGTGCCAACGGCAAAAGACTGTGGGAGCATCGTGCATCATAGTTTCGATTCCACGTATACAGCATGGGAAGGTCTGTCGATATTGTTTTCTGTCAATGATGAAACTTCCAGAGCAGATACAAAAGCATCGTATGCAGACCTGGAAAAGTCCTGGAAAGGTCAATTAGGAAATATCAATACGCGATTCCCAGATAGAGTAGGCAAAATAATGGCAATCTCGTATTTGAATAATTCTCAATATGATTTTACGGATACTCTTTTAAAGCGGTCAGAGGAGGAGAAGAAGCATACAGATAAACCGTTAATGTTTGCCTGTAATTATTCTACATTTGAATGTAATCCAAACGTGACAAAAGATAGCGAAGAAATTAAATCGGCGTATAGAACTGATCCACAGGACGCGAGAGCCAGGTATGAAGGAGTTAAGGGATCGCCGATAGAAGGATTTTATCAGCCACATCCAGAAAAAATCCAAGAATGTTTCTTTGCCAGTATGCCAACCCCTATCGATTATAGTTATATAGTGAGTACAAGATACGTCAGGGATCCGAATACCCAAAAAGATGTAAGACGGCAATTTACGGCAATCGCGCTTAATTCAATAAAGGGAGACAATAAGATAAGAGGATTTATCATAGATCCAGCATCTAAATTTGATGCATTCACTTTAAAAGGTGGATACATAGAAACGATGGATGAGTTTAAAGAAAATTTATTCATTGACAACAGAAAAGAAATGGTGACTATCAATAAAAGACCGATAATTGATATAGTATTGGTCTGGCAACCGAAAGATGGTATTCCGGTAGATTATTTGAATGTAGGTGAAATAGTAGGTCAAATTCTTGCTGAATTTCCCAATGCGAGGTTTTTAAATTCAGATAAGTATAATTCCGAGAAGTTGTCCCAAGAAGTCCAAGCGAGGGGGGTGCATAGCGAAACATTTGGATATGGCAATACACAGCAAGTACGATTATTCAAAAAAATGAGACTTCTTATTTTTAATAATGTTCCACAGATATTTAAAGATCAACATCATTCAATTGCCAAAAAAGGGATAATAAAAACAGTAGGCGAATGGAACGTGTTGGAGCATGAGGAGCTATTGAAAATAAATGATAATAAAATTGACCATCCATCTCCAGACGGCAGCAAGGATTTTGCCGATGCGGATAATTTATTAATAGACGGCTTAACACACCTTGAAATCAATGACGGGAGTTTAGGGACTGGGCAATCCACTGACCGGAAGCTCTTAGCTCTGGGAGAGAAATACCTGGTAATAAGGGCAAAACTCAAGAATAAAGGAATCAAAGAAAACGATAAAACATACATCAAAAAGGTAGCCGAAATGATGAACGTCACAGAGGGTCAGGCACGGACTATAAAAGAATTCGCAGAAAGCCAGTTTTCAACCTTATTATAGAATAATATATTGTACTGTAAAATAATACAAATATTACTTGACACAAGCGAATAAATATGATATATTTATATCAATGAAAGACAAGTCTCATACACTTAGAAAAAATCATCCTTCCGAATATCATATATGGTCAGGAATGAAAGGTAGATGTTTGAATCCAAATCATAATAATTTCAATGATTATGGAGGTCGTGGTATAACGGTTTGTATTCGATGGTTAGAATTTGAGAATTTTTTCAAAGATATGGGAGAACGTCCAAAAGGATATAGTTTAGAAAGAATAAATAATAACGGCAATTATACTCCTAATAATTGTAAGTGGGCAACAAAATATGAGCAAGCAAACAATAAGCGAAATAATATCAGGTTTTCTGAATATAAGAATACTGGATTGTCTCGCCAAAGGATTTATCAAATAAGAAGATTGGAAAAAGGACTATGCTCTATTTGCGGGAAAAATAAATTATATCAATCTCAACGCTGTAAAGAATGTTTTGATAAACTTGTATTAAGCCGTAAGAAACTTATTCCTACATCGATATTAAATGTTGAAGAATATAAAAAGTTTCGCGAACATTTAGACAAGATAAACAAGGAAGCAAACTATAATATTTCTGAAAAAGCATATATCCGTAAATTGATATTAGATGATATGAGAAAGTAATAAATCCACAACAATCACATAATGAAAAGGACAAAGACGATGCCAACCTCAGCACAAAAAATTCTCTTAAACAAACACATGCAAGACTTCGGTTATGATGATTACAAAATTGTCTTAGCCATTGATAGAGCCAGCGGCATTTTCGATTACTCCGAACTTGGTGGAGGGCTTAAAGGATACATATTTGACATAACAAAAACAAATCCGTGCTTGCAGACTGGATATTTAACATGAGTAGAATAACATTTCATCCAAAATATCAGGCGATTGAATTCCAAATACCGAATGGCGGTAGTATTTTATGGCTACCAGATTCTCAGGTTAAGAAAGAAGATTTAGAAGGTTATGAATTTGTTACAATTTTAAAACCAATATACTCGGTGAATTGATCTGACGATCTTTAGGGATAGGTAGAAGCGATCTTCGAGATAGCTCCTATCCCATTCACCGAAGCAAGGGAACAATGAACGACGAACTCATACCTTACAATACTATCGTTTCGATGGTTCAGAATTGGGATACAAACAGAGCAAAGATTATTCGCGCTTGTGAAATGATAGACGAAGTAAAGCGAGACCTGGAATTTGTATTCGGTGATAGGCTACATTTTTATCGAAGTGATATTGACATAACAAGACCGAAAGAATCCGTTGATAAGACTCGTATCAAAATTTGGCAGACTATAATAGAAAAATCAGAGATAAGAAGATTTTTATCCGTGAAAGAAGCACAATCACTGGACAAAAAACTCGAAGAAGGAAAGTTCCCAGAAGTTACGACCGATGAGATATTGAATGTTATTAAAAGTGCGATGGCGAATATTCAGAACTTTGCAGATGATATGGTAACAGAGGTATACGAATTTATAAGACCATACACGGGATATAAGAACAATCAGAAATTTCAGGGAGAGATAGGCAAGCGTGTTGTATTACACTGGGTAGAGCAATATTATGGTAGCAAAAAATTCCACGTAAAAATGCATTATGACAAAAAAGTGAGAGCAGTAGATAATGTTTTTCATGCTTTAGACGGCAAAGGGTTTTCATCTTCATATTATGGTGATCTTTACCAAGCAATAAACGGATGCGCCGGAGAAGGGGAAACAGAGTATTTTAAATTCAGATGCTATATGAACGGGAACCTACATCTTGAATTCAAGCGAATGGATCTGGTAAGAAAGATGAATGCAATTGCATCGAAGAACGTATTGAAACCGGAGAACAACTAATGACAGTAGAATATAAAGATAATCAATTCATAATAAAATTTGCCTATAATCCTACTCTCGTATCAGCGGTTAAAAATATTCCTGGAAGAAGATTTAATCCTGAAGAAAAAAATTGGACAGTTCCAAAAGAATCAGCCATAGAGATAAGTCAATTCATATCTGATAATAAATTTACCGCAAATGAGTTGACGCAAGAAGTTATTAAAAAGCATATTAACAAGGCAAACTCTATTCTCGAAGAATCGAAAGCAGTGAGTGCTGAGATAGAAATACCAAGACCGGACGGACTCGAGTACTTACCATATCAAAAAGCAGGAATTCAATTTGCTTTAAACAGAAACAATACTTTGTTTGGTGATCAAATGGGTCTTGGAAAAACAATTGAAGCAATAGGCGTATGTAATGCAGATAAAACGGCTAACAGTATTTTAATTATTTGTCCAGCATCTTTGAAAATTAACTGGCAAAGAGAATTCAAAAAATGGGATACTAAGAATCTTAGTATCGGTATAGCTAACAGTATATTTCCCGACACAGATGTAGTGATTATAAATTATGACATACTGAAGAAACATCGTCATTTTATTCATTCAAAAGAATGGGGCATTCTTATTATTGATGAAGTACACTATTTAAAAAATAGTAAAGCTCTGAGAACAAAAGAAGTATTTGGTTTTCAAAAGGGTAAGTTGGAAGAAAGAATATCACCTATCACAGCCAGAAAGAAATTATTTTTGACTGGGACTCCAATACTAAATAAACCTATCGAACTCTGGACGCTTGTTCATGCGCTGGATCCAGAGGGGATCGGAAAAAGCTGGAAATATTACATAGAAAGATATTGTGATGCTTACTTAGATAGATTTGGCTGGAATACATCTGGAGCGAGTAACCTGGAGGAGTTACAAAAAAAATTAAGAATGAGTTTTATGATACGAAGATTAAAAGAGGATGTGTTAACCGAGTTACCGCCGAAACGACGACAGATAATAACTTTTCCGGCAGATTCGATGCTTGAGGATATTGTTGAAAATGAGAAAAAATCATACCAGAGATTACAAGAGAAGATTCATTTTTTAAAAGCTCAGGTCGAAATTGCAAAAGCGAGTGATAAAGAGGGGGTTTATGAAAACGCAGTTAGGGCATTGAATGGTGAAATGAAAGTTATATTCTCCGAAATATCCAAGCTCAGGCATGAAACAGCGGTTGCGAAGATACCATTAATGATAGATCACTTAAAGAATATGCTTGAAGAAATCCCAAAGATAGTATTTTTTGCCCATCACCATGATGTAATGGAAGCAATACAAAAAGAATTTAGCGGTATTTCTGTTAAACTCACCGGGAAAGAAAACGCAGAAGAAAGACAGAAAGCGGTTGATAAATTTCAGAATGATGTAGGAATAAAATTATTTATAGGAAGCATTCATGCTGCTGGGGTTGGAATAACATTAACAGCGTCCAATACTGTAATCTTTGGTGAACTTGATTGGGTTCCAGGAAATATAAGTCAGTGCGAAGATAGGACACATAGAATAGGGCAAAAAGATAGCGTACTGATACAACATCTTGTTGTTGATGAGTCTCTTGATGCAAAAATGGCGCAAACGCTTGTTAATAAACAAGAAATAATTGACAAAGCTCTCGACAACGAAACAAAATATGAATTGAAAACTATGCCGGCTATTCCAACTACAGAGTCTATCACAGATGATATAACAAGAAAACAGATAGACAAAGAAGCATCAAACATCAAGGTAGATGAAATAAGTATAATACATTCAGCTATAAAAATATTGGCTTCTTATTGCGATGGTGCTAATGCGCTTGATGGAATGGGCTTTTCAAAGATAGACACTGCTATTGGTCATTCATTGGCAGAATTTAAAACATTATCTGCGAAACAGGCAGTGATTGCAAAAAAACTTATAATTAAATATAAAAGGCAATTACCAGATAACATAAAGGATAAAATACTATGACACATTCAGACATAAGAACACAGCTTATTAATCAAGGGATAAAAGAAAGCCCGTTACTGTTAGTAGAGAGGAAATTTGAACTATTTCAAAGATATGGAGAGCAAGCAGCGAAAGCAAAAGGGAATAAATTGCTGGGGATCCAAGCAGAAGGCGAAAAACTTGTCAAACAGATCAATGAAATCTGTGATTCGCGGAAGATCGGGAATCCATTAAAAGGCGAGAAGGTTGAATATATCGGGATAGAATATGTAGTTGAGTACTACGAAGAGTTAACCAGGAAATTTAAAGCCATTGAAGTAAGATGTGATTCTCCGGCTTTTGCAGATGTTGAAGCCATGAAAAGGGGAGCAAAAATTCTCAAGGTGTCGAAGGTTTATGAAAAAAACGACAAAGAGAAGAAAAATCTATTTCATTCAATAAAAAACAACTGAAGGAAACAACCGATGAAAAATTCAAGAACTTCTTTATCAAAGAGTGAAAAGCGTAACCGCTGGGGTAAAAATGGCAAGAGTCCAAGATATTGTTATGTTAGTAGTTGCCCATTTCCAAGAAAACAAGTATGCAGATGGCATGGAATAACCTGTGTCTTTGATAGGCGGAAGGGCAACCGTAAGCGATGAACAATCAAGATACATTGCGAAAAATAGAATCCTTAGCAAAGCAAGTCTGTAAACCGAGTAGGAGTATCACACAACAGGGTGAAAGAATAATTTCTTTCACGGTCTTCAAGACGAAACACAGCCGGAACCGCACAATGATATTAGTTTATCGGTGTAGGATAATAAAGGGCAAAGACGATGTATCTACATTGTTAATAAACGAGACTCCGACCGACAGTAACGATGAAGACAAGATTTATTGTCTATTGTTAGAGTATAAAAAGTATAAAATAAAGATAATATAACGTACTATTGTATATTAAAATACAATATTATATATTATAACATAATGATAAAGCAAAGTATATAAGAGGAGAGCATGGCGAAAACCAAGAAAAATGGAGATAGAAAAACTCTCCAGTCGAGCGTGAGCAAAGAAGAATATAAAAAGTTAGAGGCATATTTAAAAAAAATAAGCGAAGAGCAAAACATCATAATCACAGAATCAGCGTATATACGGAAGTTGATTTTAGATGATATGAAGAAAGGCGATAGTTCGTAAGAAAGTAGGAGGTGTCCGATGGAAGATGTAAAAATCATAGCCGAATGCAGTTTTTGTGGGATAGAAAAAGAAGTTATTCCAATGATTGATAGCGATAAAAACGGAAGTATATACTTCAGAAACGCTAATTATGCAGAAAAAATTCAATAAAATAATTGAGACAAAACTCAGAGCGCGAATTGATGGATTACAAGTGTGGCTTGACAAGA